TCGCCGTGCTGCTTGGGGCGGTTTTTACGCCGGAGGCTTTCGCGGCGGCAGGTCAGCCGGTCGTGGTGTGCATCCCGGTGACGCTTCAGGTGAACGGAGTGTCGCAGGAGTTTTGCGCGCCGGGTTGGCAGCCGAAGTTGCTCAACGCGCTCAGCACCACGCTGGTGCAAATTGGACCTGCGGGTGCGAGGTCGCTTTCGCTCCTACAGTGCTACAACCCCAATTCGTCGCAGGCGTATGTGCAGGTGTTCAATGCGGTTAGCACGAACGTGACGCTCGGCACAACCGTGCCGGTGCTTTCGATCCCGATTGCGGGGACTTCGACCGGCGGATGGGCAATGAGCCTTGGCGCGATTGGGCAATTTTCAACCGGGCTCACTGTTGCGGCGACGACTACCGCGACGGGGAATAGTGCTCCGGGCACTGCGCTCGATTGCAACGCGGGGTGGAACTGATGCAACGGACGCTTAGGGCTCTGTTGGGGGTGTTGCTCTGGGGCTGCTCCGCAAGCGCAGAGGAGTCGGCGCTTCTAGGGGTTTACAACGGCGGCGCTAAGGGAAATTCCTATGTCGCCAACGCTGTTCATCTTGACAAATATGTTGGGGTCGGAACGGCGGGTGCGATCACTCCGTCGAACTCGTGTCAGGTCACGCTCGTTTATACGGTGCGGATTTCTTACATGGTCACGCCGCCCGGTTATGAGAACATGGGTGGCTCTGACCTAATTACCAATTCCGTCGGCACGGCGGGCGGGTCGGAAGCCATCAACGGCATCAACATCACGTCCGACACGAATGGATACCGGGTCAATCTTGGCGATAACGCGGGCCACAAGGCGGTGGGCGCGCTTCACAGTTTTCCAATTCCCGGTTTCACGAACGGGAACTGGGCTACGTGGCTCGTGACGGTCGATGCTTGCACGACCAACACCGAATATATCCAAGCCTATGTGATCCAGCCGGGCGGCGTGTGGACGCAAGTCATCAACTCGACGCAAACGATCACAGGGTTTGGCGTGGCTAACCCGCTTGCGCTGGCCGATAACAACGGGTTCGGGATCAACGTAGGAACGACCATTGCGCCGGCATTGGTTGATGCGTCCGACTTCTACATGTGGCCGGGCTTAAGCCTCATAAACGGAGCGCACAACGGCGTTTCGACGACCAACCTCAACGCCATCGCTGACACTAACGGCCACATCTATTCGCCGGCCTCGATAACGGGAACCTTTGGAACACCCGCCGTCGCGTGGTATGGCCCCGCTTCGTCCTGGTATGCGAACAAGGGGTCGGGCGCGACCACCTACGGCATGGAAAGCGAAGTAGGCGCAAGTATTTCGACGACGACGCTCGGGATCACGTCTTGGAATTTGCCGCCGTGGGCGGTTTCGCTGCCCGTAGGCGCGCAGGTCTTGTCAGCCAACGTGTCAAGCGCCAGCAACACCACCGTTCAAAGCGGTTCGGCTGTCACCTACACCTTGAGCGGTTCGTTTACGCAGACCTCGGGAACGTTAACGACGTTCGCTTTGCCATCTTCGACACCGCCCATCGTTGATCTTCCGTCGTCGCCAAGCCTCGCGTCAGCGGCCAACAATTACACCGGCAATCCGTCGCACAAGGGCGGTATCAAGTGGCGATGCAGCTACAACGGCCTGACAACCGCGCCGACGACAGCTTACGGCTGTGGGAATGTGCCGGCGCAAGGCGATCTGCTCGTCTATATGACTTACGCGATTTGGGCCAACGGCTCAAACGGCGTTGGCTCGTCATCTTGCCTTGTGCCGACGCCTGCCAGCGGCGGCGCGACTTGGACGAGTTGGGTCACTGGCACGACGGGCGGTAGCTCGACGGCGAAAAGTTTTGTTTGCGCAGCCTATGCGACGGCCAACGCGAACGACGCCGCTGGAACCGGGAATTACACGCTAAACCTTACGCTCGCCACGTCGCCAACAGTCCTTCGCGGATCGTTCACCGAACTGATCGACTACGGCCCGGCGACGGTTTCGGCCCCCGGAACTTGGAGCGGATCGACTACGACGACTTCAACTGCGCTCGGGGTCACCCCCGCGACCGCCTACGACATGGTTCTCTATTTGCTGGATCAGTACGCGGTTGGCTATGCGCCGTTTTCTTGCCCGTCCGGGTTCACAAAGCGGCTCGACACGTCGTTTTTGACGCCGGGAAATCCGCCCGAGGTACTGCTTTGCGACAAGCAATTAGCAAGCTCCGCTGCAACCGGGAATATCACGAACACGTTGTCGGTCGCGCTTGATAGCTCGGCGGCGCTGCTTGCCATCACCCCGCAATGAGGCTGTCATGTCCGTCTGGCACCGCATTATGCAAGGCAACGGCAACGCGCTCGTTACCGCGCTTGTTGCCATCTCGCTCGGGCTCTTTCTCGTCTGGGGCTGCGCCAGCGTGCTCGGAAACTGAAAGGAAAATTCGATGACTTGGGCAGGTTTCGACGGGCGAGGCTACTCGCGGGAACAGTGGGCCGCGCATGTGGCGGAGGTTTCGCTCATGCCCGGCGCGGCCGGCGTGACGCAGCATTCGACCGGCATCCCGACGCTGGCGCAAGCGTTGGCGATGAATCCGGCAAACTACATCATCAACACGCAGCGGTATTATGAGAACCAGCTCGGCTGGGCGCACGGGCCGCATCTGTTTGCCGATATTGGCGACGGCACGGCGCGCCCGGCGATCTGGGGCTTTTCCGCCCTCGACACGCGCGGAACGCACTGTTCTTGCGACAACGGGCGCGGTTTCTATGGCGCCGAGTGTATGGGAAACCGCAACACCGAGAATTACTCTAGCGGCCCCGGTGCGGTGGCGCTTGAAAACCAGCACTTTGCGCTAGCCTGTTTGTTCGTTAAAATGGGCAAGAAACCCGACGCGGGAACGTACTTGCCACATTCTCACTGTGCGCGCGACGGGCATTTCCAGTGCCCAGTGGAAAACTGGGAGGCTGATTGGCGGGCGAAAGAAACGGCCGTGATTGTCGCCTTCATGAACACCCTGGGGGATCGGTTGCCGATCAACCCGGACCTTGCCGGACAAGCTGTACCGCTCTATGCTGTGGGAACCGCCCCTGTCTACGCATCGCCTGCGTGGGTTCAAACCGCGCTGAATTGTTGGCTTGTCGCGTCCAAGAGCACTCTTGTGCCGTTGCAGGTTGATGGTGACATCGGGAGTGCTACGGGGTTTCTTGTTCGGATGTTTCAACGGGCGCACTCGCTTGATGTTGATGGGGTCCCAGGGGCACAGACCTGCGCGGCGTTGAAGTTGTATCTGCCCTGAGGGCCGGAAAAGGAGCGGGATGATGCGGCAGGTTTTTCGGGCTTTGGTGGTGGTCCTAGCGGCGACGCTTGCGCTCTGCGGCGTTGGGTTCGCCCAGACGGTTTCGGTGTTGCCGAACGCAATGACGCAGTTCGTGGACGGCAACGGCGCGCCCTACGCGGGCGGGCATGTGTATATGTATATCCCAGGAACCACTACACCGAAAGCAACTTACCAGACCCCCCAGGGTACTTCGCCGAATCAGAACCCCATTACGCTCGATGCGAACGGTCGGGCGGTAATTTGGGGCTCCGGAACGTATCGGCAGATCCTCCAGGACGCCTTTGGGGTCGTGGTGTGGGATCAGCTCACTTACGCGTCGCCAATTGCGAACGCGAACACGATCGGCGCGTTGTGGTACGGGACTGCTTCGGGCACCGCAAATGCGATTACGCTCAGCGGGATCAACGGCTTCACGGGGCAAGACGGGCAGCAAGTGGGGTTCATCGCATCGGCAACTAATACCGCCAGCACGGAGATCAACGCCAGTACGTATGGGCCGGTGTTGGTGGAGAAGAACTCCCTCACAGGGCCGGTTGGATTGACGGGTGGGGAAATCATCGCGGGGAACCTTGTCTACGCGACGTACTCGGCGCCGCTGAATGCGTTTATCATCCAGAGCAATATCGTGCCGCTGTATAATGCCGGCGGGGCGGGTAGTACGAGTGTGACGTTCCAGACCAAAATTGCAAGCAGCACGCCGTTGGATCTCGTGGCGGACTATGGCGCGGACCCGACGGGCGTGACAAACGCGACGCCGGCGTTCACTGCAATGATTGCGGATATGTGTACGTTGAAACGCCCGGGGTATGTGCCGTCAGGCACGTTTACGATCACTGCGGGAGTTACGACGGACTTCGCGACGTGTCCGTTTGGGTTTAAGCTCGTCGGGGCAAGCCACGGGCAGACTGTGTTGGATTTTGTCGGGACTGCGGGCGCGGGGTGGCGGTGGATCGTAAGCGGTGGCAGCGGGCCGACCACGACGCAGCCGCATGTGTATGATGAAATGAGCAATCTCACCATCACGTGCAATTTGGCTTCGATTTGCTGGGCGCTCGGGCAGGACAACGGCGCGGATGTGTTTGAGAGTTCGTATTTTTCGAACCTCTACGTGTCGAATACGAATGGCGCCGCGGGGGCTATCGCGTGGCGGCTCAATGGGGCGAACTCCAACACGTTCCTCAACATGCAACTTGGTGTATCGCCGGCTACGACGACGTATGCAGGGAACGGCATCGCGCTTCAGGTCGTGATGGCGGCTTTTAATACTTTCATCAACCCGTCGTTTGGAAACGCCAACATCGGGGTGGACTTCGCGGACCTGAATAATAAACTCGTGGGGTTTAATTACTCTAATGAGTTTATTGACCTTGATATGGAGAATGTGTGCTACGGCATAGAGCTTACAAACCAGGCCAACAGCGCCACGCAGCTTATCACGTTTGAGACCGGGCAGATGTACACCATCGGGCCGCCGGGCACTTTTTGTCCGATGTATTCGAACCAGATGGCTGCGCCGATTCTGCCGGACGGAAATGTGGTGTTTAACCACGTGAATCTGGGGAGTAACTTGCCTTACGAACCGCTCGGGGCAATTGACAGCTTCTCCGCGCAGAGTGGCAGCGGAACGAACGGGGTGTATTCGGGTATTGCGCTGACGGGGGGCCACGGGACCGGCGCGGTTGGGGTGGTCACGGTATCAAGCGGGGTTGTGTCGCTTGTCCAGGTGACGAGTCCGGGGGCGGGGTATTATCGGGGTGATGTGTTGGGTGGAACTGTGCCGACTGTGACTGGGTTCGGGGCGGTGGTTGGGCAAACGAATAATGTAATGCTCGACACGACCAGCACGTATTGGCAGGGCGCAAGGATCGTGGGCACTTACGCGGCGCCCATCACAACACTTACGCCGAGCGGTTCCGCGGTGGGGTGTAATACGAATCTTTTTACAAACAAGACCGGCCAGACGCAGCGGGAGACACTGACGGGGGCGTTTACGCAGTACTGCATCAACGGGCAAACTTTGGACTTTACATCCACCGGGGCAAGTGATGTGCAATTTCAGGTTGATCCGGGTGAGACTTTTGGGATCATTTACAGCGGTGCAACGCCGCATCTGATCCAGCAAACCCTGACGCACTGAGGAGGGAGTGATGCGGGCGGCATGGGCGGCCGGAGTGGCGGCGGGGCTTCTAGTAAGCGCCGCGAGCGCCGCGGAGTGTACTTACGGCGGTGCGCCGGGGGTGATGCAGAATGGGTGGTGTCGGCCAATCCCCGGAGGGGTGTTGGTGTCGAAAGCCGCAAAAGCTACGTGCGGTGTAGGGTGGGATCTGGTGGTACAAGGTTCTCATCGTTTCGTGTGTGTAAAACCGCGTGGGCAATAGTGCCCTGCAAGGAGAAGAGTGATGGAACAGATGAAAAAGATCCTCGCGGGCGCAAGTGCGTTCGCGTATATGGCGGCGCTTAGCACGCCTGTGGGAGCAGCGGGGCTTTACCCGAACCTCCCGGTGCCGGGCGGTCCGGCGTATTGCTACAATACGGTGAACGGAGTGTGTCAGGCGACGGTTCCGGCGGGCACGCCGACGCTGTCGGGGTCGGAGACAACCGAGGTGGACACAGGGCTCTCGCAGGGACAGTTCCCGCAGGCCGAGTCGGTGCCGCTGAGCGCGCTGGGGTTGCCGTTCGGCATCAACCGGCTCGTCGGCGGGGATATGATGACGAACCTGGCACAGCGGCTTTCGACCACCAAGGGCATCGCGTCGCTAGCGGGTATCACCCCGACGGCGGCGGTGATGACGGCGGATGGGTGGTGGGAATACAGCGCCGCGGGTACCACGACGGTTACGATGGCGTCTGGCACGACGGAGGTGCTCCCTGCGCTGGGGTCGACCAAGGCGTTGAGGTTCGCAAGGACGACCTCGACAACCGGTGCGCAGATGTGCCTCGGGCAGACGCTTGACCAGAACCAAGCGGCGCCTCTGATCGGCCAAAACGCTGTGTTTTCGTTCTACGAGCTGAACGGCGCCGGGCAGAGCGCGACTGGTGGAAATTTCACCGTTCAGATGTCGTACAGCGCGAACGCTGCGGCAGCGGGTACGCAAGCGACGCTCGGGTACGCCGGGTCGGTCGGGTCGAAGTATGCGATCGGGACCAATGCGGGAACGTTCGGCACTGGTGGCCCGACCTCGCAGACTGCGGTGACGCCGATTGTGCAGAATGTCGCAACGCAAGCGGTTCCGGCGCCGACCACGGTGCTGGGGGGTGGCTCGGTCGGGTCGAACGGGTTTGTCACTTTCGCCGGTTCGACCACCTGGACCCGGTACGTGGTGGCGGGGTTGATCCCGGCAACCATCCCGGGCACCGCTACGGCGGTGACGGATGTGTCGGTCGAGGTGTGTTTCACCCCGACCGGCACCGGCGCCTCGACAAGCGACTGGATCGAGCTTCAGGGTTTGCAGCTCGAAGCAAAGCCCTCCACGGTAACTCCGACGCTGCCGAACGGGGTGATCACGCCGACCGCGTTTGAGCGTCGCCCGGCGTCGGTTGAGGCCCTCATTGACTACTCTTACTGGTACTACAACTTCGAAAACCAGAGCGCCATCACCGCGGTGGCGAACTGCGTGAATGCGTCCGTGACCGTCACCAACTGCAACATCCAGTTCCCGGTGCCGATGCGGATTGTGCCGGCGGTGCAGTACACGTCGGGGTTCCAAGCGTTCACCACGACTGGGTATAGCGCCGTGAACGCCTGCACACTCGCGGTGGCGACGACGTATGCGGTGGTGCCCTCGAACACCGGCACTGTGGTCCAGTGCACTGCAACGACCATCCCGGCGGCTGGAACGGCGAACATCCTCACCACGCTGGGGACTTCGTCGGCGACAGGGGTGATTTCGGCTAGCGCGGAACCCTGAGTGCTGAAGCGAAGCCCGCCCCGGCCACGGTGTCACTACGACCCTGCGGCCGGGGCAAACCCTCCCCCGAGCATCCTATGCCAGCCTCCGCCCCCATCACGTTCCCCGCGCCGTTTATCCCGCTCTTTGTGCCGAAGCGGTACAAGGTGTTTTGGGGAGGTCGCGGCGGTGCGAAGAGTTGGGACGTTGCAAGGGCGCTGTTGCTGCTCGGAATGAGCCCCGGAATTTTGTTTCCCGGCAAGACCAAACTTACCATCTTGTGCGTCCGCGAACTCCAAAAGTCGATTGACGACTCGGTGCATAAGCTGCTGCGGGAACAGATCATCGCGATGGGGCTTAGTGCGTTTTACACCATCGAGAAGGCGAAGATTTACGGTACGAACGGGACTACGTTCTCGTTTGAAGGCATTCGGAACAACGTCTCCAGTATCCGGTCTTACGAAGGCGTTGACATCTGCTGGGCAGAAGAAGCAAACAACATCTCGGGCCACTCGTGGGGCGTGCTGATCCCGACGATCCGCGCTGACTCCAGCGAGATTTGGCTGACGTTTAACCCGGAGCTCGAGACCGACTATACGTACAAGCATTTTGTGAAGGATTCTCGTCTGGTGAAGGTCGAGGACCCGGCGAAGCGGTTTGAAAGTGAGGAGTCTTTGCGGCGGCTCTTTGGCCCCGGGTTCTCCGTAGCGCCAATCACATGCCCGGTGATGGAGTCTACAGATATTCTTTCAGTGAAGGTCAGTTGGCGGGATAACCCGTGGTTCCCGAAAGTCCTCCGGAGGGAGATGGAGAAGCTGAAGGAAGAAAACTACGACAAGTATCTCCATGTGTGGGAAGGGGCAACGGTTCAGAACCTTGAAGGTGCGGTGTACGCGAAAGAGCTCCGCGCGGCTCAACTAGAAGGCCGGATTTGCTCGGTGCCGTATGAGCCGGACGTTCCGGTGGATGTGTTTTGGGACCTTGGGCGGACAAACAACACCGCGATGTGGTTTGTTCAGAGGGTGTCGATGCAGTGGCGGGTGCTGAGGTACTACGAGGCGAACCGGGAAGAGCTTTCGCACTACTTGAAATACTGCCAGAACACGGGGTACTTCTTCGGCTCGATGTTCCTGCCGCACGATGCGAAGCATAAAAGGCTCGGATACAATCAGAGCATTGAGGAGCAAGTTCGGAACTCCGGCTACGCGGTGCAGATCGTCCCGGCGACAAACGACAACGACGGCATCAACGCTGCGAGGGTGGTGTTTCCGAACTGCTACTTCGACGAGGACGGTTGCGCGGAGGGTCTCGACGTCCTGCGGCATTATTGCTTCAAGGTGGACGTTCGGGGGCAACTTACGCAGCTCGTGAACTCGGATGGCGCGGATGCGTTTAAGTACTTTGCGGTGAGCACCAAAGTGCGCCGGATCGGACGCGCAACGCCTCGGCCGCCCGGCGGGACGTTGGGGGAACGAATTTCAAAGGGCGTCGGAGCGGCGCTGGGGCGGGTTGAGGGAGGTCTAGGATGGCTCCGGTGAGACGTGGCGACGCAGGCGCGCGGAGGGGCGCTGGAGGCGTGGCGGACATCGACGACCCCGTGCCGGGGGTCCTTTCAGACGACCCGGTGGTGATCGAGGCCCGGCGGCGCTTCGACCGCTGCAATGAGTGGGAAGGCGAGTGGCGGCAGCGGTTCTTGCGCGACATTAAGTTTGCTTACGGTGACTCCGAGAACGGTTTCCAGTGGCCCAATGCGATTCGGAACGCCCGGGAAAACTCCGCTAGGCCGTGTCTGACGTTGAATCTCATCCGGTCGCACAATAAGATGATCTCGAATGAGATGCGGAAGAACAAGAGCGAGGTGAAGTTTCTCGGGATGGGAAACGGCGCTACGGCGGACTCTGCGGGGGTGATGCAGGACTTGTTCCGGCATACGCAGCAGATTTCCGATGCTCAGCACCTTGCGCTTCCCGTCGCGAGGCAGTGGGCCGTGGATGGAGGCGTCGGCTACTGCCGTCTCGTGACGCGGTACGAGAGCGACGAGTCGTTCGATCAGGAGGTCTACCTAGACCCCATTGACGACCCCATGCAGGTTTTTATCGACCCAGATATACACGTCGGCGGCAACGCGCTTGACGCAAAGTTCGCGTTTGTGTTCGACGATGTGCCAAAGCAAGATTTCGCGGAGGCGTATCCGGACCTTGTGGCGCGGGTGAAGGGTACAGAGCCGTTGGGGCTCGGCGGGTCGCCGGGGGACCGCCGGGGGGAGAGTCACATCCGGGTATGTGAGTATTTCCGTAAAGTGCCTAAGCGGTCGGAGTTGGTGTCGTTTCTGCACGAAGGCCAGCGGTTTAATTTCCCCCGAGAGCGCTTCGAGCGTCTTGTGCGAAAGAAGGAGGCCCGGGACGGTATTCTTGACCGTGAGACCACGCGGCTCCGTGAGGTGACATCTGACGAAGTCGAGTGGTATTTGATTGTCGGGTCGGAGGTGATTGAGCAAACCGTTTGGCTCGGCCGTTACATCCCTATCCTCCGGTGCCTCGGCGAAGAAACCGTGATCGAAGGCCGCCTCGACCGGAAGGGGCACACGCGGTATATGTTGGACGGTCAGCGGATGTTTAATTACTTCGCGTCGGCGCAGATCGAGGGGCTAAGCCTTCAGACCAAAGCCCCGTGGCTCGCGCCCGCAAAAGCGATCGAAGAGCACGAGGCTGTTTGGCGGATGTCGAACATCGACAACCCGGCGGTCCTTCCTTACAACCACGTGGACCCCGAGGGGAACCCCGAAGTGCCGATCCCGGCTCCACAGAGGATCGATCCGCCTGCTGCGTCGCCGGGGTTCCAGCAAGCCATGGAGAACTCGCGGCAGCAGATTATGATGGTGTCGGGGCAGTATGAGAACCAGCTCGGGGAGCCGGGAAACGAGCGAACGGGCGCGGCAATTAACGCCCGGCGGAACCAGAGCGCCACGGCAAACTTCCATTTCCAAGACAACTACGAAGGGATGCTCATCGCGCTGGGCAAGCAACTGCTCGACCTATACCCGCGCTTGTACGACACCAAGCGCATTAAACGCATCGTGGCGAACGACGGGATCGAGTACGATCTTGTGATCGACCCGAGTCTCCGGGCGGCGTATACGCAAGAACAAGATCACCAAGGCCAGGTGATCAAACGCGTGATGAACCCAATGGTGGGAAAGTACGAAGTGGCCGCAAGTGTAGGCCCGGCGCACGATACCCGACGCGAAGAGACGGTCGAGAATATGACGCTTATCCTGACTCAGGCGCCGGGGTTGATCCCGCTGCTCGGAGACGTGTTGCTGAAAAACATGCAGTTCGAAGGTGCGCAAGAAGCTGCGTTGCGGCTCCGGCGAATGGTGCCACCGGTGGCGCTCGGGCAAGGACCGACGGCGAAAGAGCAGGAGCTCCAAGCGCAGCTACAGGCGCTCCAAGGTGCCCTTGTCAAAGAGATGGACCTCCACGCCCGCGACCGCATTAAACTGAACAACAAAGAAGAACTCCGCGAGGTCGAGGTGTACGACGCGGAGACCAAGCGGATTGGGGTCTTGTCGAAACTCCTGCCGACCGACCCGGAAGGCCTTCAGGCGCTCATCGCGCAGGCGGTGCAGGACTCCCTCAAAACTTCCATCGGCGGGATTATGGACTCGATCAAGGTGAACAACGAAGAGGGTTCCGAAGCGCCGCCGCCAGAAGCGCCGCCGCCGATTCCCGGTGCGGCAAAGGGTGGTGACGGGGAGTGGTACTTGGCGGACCCGACGCGGAAAGGGAAGTATCTCCACGTAGCACCGCTCGCGCAGCAGCGGACACCGCCAGGAGCGAAGTGATGACCGAGAAGCGAACTGATCGGGTAGTGCCGAAGGACCCGTTTGGGGTTGGGGAGTTCGTTAAAGAAGCGCCGGGGGCGTGGTTTCCGAACGGCGTGAAGCCGACCGCGACGCCGACGCTTTCGCCGAACCCGCTGGTGCCGCAAGGAACGGGGCAAGGAACTCTTTCGGCGTACCGTCAAGCGCAAGAGGCGCAAGGGGGAACGCCGGAGGTGGCTGCCCCGACGCTTGGGGCTTCGGGTCCTGCGGCGAAGCAACCGAGTTTGCTCGGCGGTGGGGCGGCACCTACGCCTTCGGCGGCTGGGTCTGCCGCCGCCCCGAGCGCCGGGCCGCAGCCAGTCGCGGAGGTTTTCGCGCCGCAGGCGCCGCCGTCTGATGCGGAGTTGTTCCGCGACGAGATGAAACTGCAAATCCTCCGGGGTATGTTCCCACAGCACCAGTTTACCCCGGTGGAGTATGATCCGTTCAAGGCGGTGCCGAAGGGGCTCGGCGGTGGCGTAGACGTGAACAGAGGAGTGGGGTGATGGCACGCGGGTTGATCGGGAAAGGTGGCCCCCGCAAGGCGCTCCACGCGCATGAGGCGGTTTACGAGCAGGCAAAAGAGCTTACGCTGAGCGCGTATGAGGCGTTGATGGCGGACAATGACATCTGGCAGGCGTGGCAGCAGAGCCATCCGGGGTTCTCGCGACGGCATCTCGAGTTGGCGTTTGTGAAAACTTTTACCTTTCGGTTCGTGCCGGCTGCGCGGGCCTTAATGGCGTCGCGGTTAGTCGCGCCCCTTGACCCGGAGGTTAAAGACGCGATCTATGAGGCGCTCCTGCTTGACGGCACCCTTACGCGCGGGCGCGGACGCGCGCAAGGGCTAACCCAAACCAAAGGCTAACCCCCATGCCTACAGAGTCCGAAGCTGCCGCCCTAGAGGCCCCCCAAGGCGGGGCAGGGACGCCCCCAGAGCCCCAGCCGCCCGCCCCCGAAGTTCCTGCTCCGCGCACGACCGCCACTTCGCAAGCGGACGGTCCAACCCCCGAAGAGGTCGCTGCTGCGAAAGCCGCCGCGGAGGCGAAGGCGGCTCCGAAAGCCCCCGAGCCGCCGAAGCGAGACTACGCCGCCGAGAGAGTCCAAGCCCGCATCGACCGCCTTTCGGCCGAGAAAGCCGAGCTTGCCCGGGAAGTCGAACGACTCCGTGCGGGGCAGTCCGCCGACGCGGTGGCGGTGCAAGCGCAGATCAACGAGCAAGCGACTAAGCTGGCGCAAGAGCAGGCACAGAAGATCGCGGAGTGGAACGCTTTTACCGGAGCGCTCAACGGCGCAATCGCGGAGGGGCAGAAGGAGTTCGGCGCGGAAAAGTTCGACGGCGCAGTGCAGGCGCTTCGGACTCTCCATGATCAGACCGATCCGGAGGCAAACTCGAAGTATCTCTCCATGCTCCAAGCCGTGCTCGACACCGGCGCGGCGCCAAAGCTCATTCGGGTGCTTGGGGAGGACCCGAACGAAGCCGCACGGATCATGTCGCTGACGCCGACTAAGATGGGTGTGGAGCTCGGCAAGCTTGCGTTCCGGGACGTTGAGGGCGTAAGCGCGGCGCCGAAGCCGATCACCCCAATCACCGGCGTCGGCCGGAATCACGTCGCTATCGCGGCCGAGGACACCGACCGTGCGGACAACCTTGACATGCGGGTTTGGATGGAGCGCCGGGCGGGGCACGTCGCGGAGGTGAACAAACGTGCGGGGCGGAGGGTGATTCCGTAAGGGCGTGAAGGTTTCTTAAAGGGCGCTCCAAGTGCCCTTTCGGCCCTGGGTCGCCGTCTCGGCCCTGCGGGAATGGGGGTCCCTAAACCCCTCGGAACCTGGGGCACCGTAAAGCCCCTGCACTGGCCGCACCGGGGTTCGCCACCCCACCCGAAGGGGCACTTCTGCCCCGCTTTCGAAGGACTCCGGCTGTGGCCAATTCGCTTCTTACCATCAACATGATCACCCGTGAGGCCGTGCGCCTCTGGAAGAACTCCAATGCGTTCATTCAGAACGTGGATATGCAGTACGACGACTCCTTCGCTGTCGGCGGGGCCAAGATCGGCACTGCGCTGAGGATTCGGCTGCCGAACGACTACACCGTTGCGACGGGTCCGGCGCTTTCGGTGCAGGACACTGTGGAGCAGAGCACGACGCTTGTCATCTCGACGCAGAAGAACGTCGGGGTGAGCTTCACTACGGTCGACCGCACGATGAGCCTCGACGACTACTCCCGCCGGGTGTTGGCGCCGGCGGTGAACAACCTTGTCGGCTCCGTCGCCGTGGACATTATGTCCGGCAGCGAAGGCGGCATCAGCAACTTTGTGGCGAACCAGGACGCGAATAACAACATCCTGACGCCCAACGCCTCGACGTACCTGAACGCCGGCGCGTCGCTCAGCATCAACTCGGCGCCGACGGCGAACTGGAAGATCGTCAACGGACCTCGCACGGAGGCGCGCGTGGTCGCGTCCCTCAGCGGGCTTCTGAACCCGCAGACGGAACTTTCGAACCAGTACATCACCGGGCGCATGTATGACGCGCTGGGGTTCATCTGGATGCGTGATCAGACCGCCATTATTCACACCACTGGCACCCTTGCGCAGGGCTCCGCGACCGTAAACGGCGCGAACCAGACGGGCCTCAACCTCACGGTGAACGCTCTCGCCGGCACGCTCAACATCGGCGATATCTTCACCGTCGCCGGCGTGTACAAGGTGAACAAGATCACCAAGCAGAGCACCGGCGAGCTGTGCCAGTTTGTTGCGACGGCGAATGTGGCCGTGAACGCCACTTCGATCCCGCTCTTCCCGGCGATCATCCCAGCGGTTGCGGGCAACGCGGTGCAGTTTCAGACTGTGACTGCGTCGCCCATCAACGGCGCGGCGGTGAACCCGGCGAACGGCCTCGCCGCGGCGACGTCGTATCGGAAAAACTTCGCGTTTGCGCCCGAGGCGGTTACTCTCGCCGTCGCCGACCTCGAAATCCCCCGGGGCGTGCATGAGGCGTCGCGGGCGGAGTTCGACGGGATTTCCATGCGGATGCTGACGCAGTATATCATCAACACCGACCAGATGCCGACGAGGTTGGATGTGTTGTATGGATACCTCTGGATAAGACCCGAATGGGCGTGTGTAGTGGCAGATGTTGTATAACCCCTAGGAGCTAAAATGTCTAAGCGAGTTCTTCATAACGGATTGAAAGATATCCTGTATTACAATCCGGAGACCGGAAAGTTTTACTGGAGAATCTCGCCTAGACATGCTGGAGTTAAAGTGGGTGATGAAGCCGGATCGGTCTATAGTAACGGGTATAGGTATATCCAGATCGATAACTTGGATTACCGTGCCGGTCGTCTTGCGTGGTTCTTTGTGACAGGTGAGGACCCTCAGGATTTTATCGACCACGAGAATGGCAACCGAGACGACAATAGCTTCGGTAATTTGCGAAAGGCAACAAACTCGCAAAACCAAGCCAATGCGTTTTGGGTGACAAACACGTCTGGTATCAAAGGTATCCGTTATCAGTCAGACCGACGCAAGTGGATCGCTATGATCACGGTGGATGGTAAGCAGCGAAACCTCGGTAGGTTTACCCGCAAAATCGACGCAGCTATGGCTTACCGCCGCGCTGCAATCGAAGCCTGGGGTGAGTTTGCCAAAGTGCCGAGCGAAGAGGAACTTGAAGAACTCTGCGGGCAACCTTCCGCATAAGCCCCGTTGCGTGACGCGGGATCGCACTCCGCGTTGCGCCACAGCGGGGTGGGATGAAGTGGCCCCCGTTCGGGGGTTCGGGGAATAGCCCTCCTTCCCACCCCGTAGCTCTAACCGGCGCAAGGCGCCAACAGGATCAAAAATGACCCTCAACGAACTGCGCGATTGGGCTACGACCGAGTTCGGAGCGTTTTCGCATAAAGAAGGCCAAGTTCACGCCGCGCTGGCGGGGCTGGAGGAGTGGCTGTCGCACTTGGCTCGGCACGGCGTTGCGCTGGAGTTGGTTCCGGCTGGCGGCCCGAAGCCCCAGCGGGATCATGGCCCTGCCGAACCAACAGAGCCGCTGCCGCCGGTTGTGGAGGTGCCGGTCGGGGCGCTGGCGCAGGAGCCGCAGCTTGATCCTGAGACTTTCGTCCACGATGATCCCTGAAACCCACCCCGGCGCGTAGCGGCGCTTCGATGAAGAAGGAACCCCTGCAATGACACTCAAGAACGGCGACAGGTTCACTGTGTACGACGCGATGGAAGCGTCAGGGTATTTCTCGACCAATCCGGCGAACCCGGGCGCACGGGATGCCTCGGGGCGGGCGCTCTACGCCGGGCCGGTGAAGTTCCCGATGATGTTGTATCATCCCCAAGGCAAGGAACACGTGCTGGTGCCGGGGACCAAGGAGCGGACGAGTTACGGCACCGTCGAGACTTTCGGCGAGCAATGGGAGCTCGACTCGCGCGTGGTGGAGTCGGAAAAGGAACTCGTGGAGGCTCTCGCCGAAGGCTGGCACAAACACCCGGCGATGGCGATCAAGGCGGCGAATGAATCGTGGCGGAAGGAACGCGGCCTGACGCCGCTCCCGGTGCCGCCGATTTCGGCCGGCTCGCTCATTGCCGACCTCGAAGAGCGCAACCGGCGCCTTACTGAGATGCTCGAGGAGGCGAAAAAGGCCCAAGCCGAGCTCGACGCGAATGGGGCCGAGTTCGCCCCGCCGAGCAAGACCGACTCCGCGGTTGCTCGCGCGGGGTTGGTGTAACCGCGCCAGCGCCGTGTTTTGAAGGAGCCCTGGGATGTCTCTCCAAAACCCAACCGCGACAACCTGGGGCGACCTCCTGAGCGAGGCTCTGCGCGATAGCGGGGCGATTGGGATCGGGATGATCCCGCTTGCGGAGGACCTCCTTGGCGCGAGCGCCGCAGGGATGCGATTGATCCAACAGTGGGAACGGAAGCGGTGGCTTATCTACCACCTCAATACTTACGTTGTTCAGAGCACCGGGCAAAGCCTTGACGGCAACGGGAACCCGGTGCCCTATACGGTTGGCCCGACTGGGGCCGAAGCAACGCCGCCGCAGATTTCCGTCGGTCAAGTCGGTCTCACCACGAGGCCGAATCGGATCGAAAGTGCGTTCTTTCGGCAGTACGTCGCTGCGCCGAACGGCCCGGTTGATTACCCTCTCCGGCTCCTGCCGTCGATGGAGGACTATAACGCGATCCGAATGAAAGGGTTGACCAACTTCTCCCTCGTCGCGTACTATGATGCTGCGTGGCCTTACGGGGGACTCTACGTGTGGCCGTGGCCTCAGAGCGGAATTTACGGCATTGGCATCACCGCGCGGGAGCAGTTGCCGCAAGCGTTTTCGCTCGCTGGGAACCCGCTGGCGGTGAAGTTAAACCTCCCGTTTGAGTACTACCGCGCGCTGGTGAAGAACATCGCGATGGAAGTGCGACCGAAGTACGGTATTGGGAACACCCCGGGGGACATCCTCGCTGCGCAAGCCCGCGACGCTCTCGACACCCTCCGGCGCGGGAACACCCAAATCCCGCTCCTCAACACCCCGCCGGGGCTTGCTCCGCGCGTGGGGATGTATAACATCTTCTCAGATCAGTCGGGGCCGGCGTGATGCACAGAATCGGCGAACTAGACAAAGCCCTTGCGGAGTGCAAACGAACTTATGCCGGCAACGGCCCTTGTCATGTTCGTGAGTACCTCGCAGCACGATACAACTACCACAAACTGCTAGTCAAGCATGGGTTGCTTAATGCTAGATTAGCCGACCAAAAACCTGCCCTCGTGGGGCCGGCGTAAGCAGAAGGAACTTCACCGTGGCAATCACTCTTTCCTCGTTCTTTTCGTTCTTCGGTAAAACCGGCCCTGCGTTGCAGGACTCGGGGGATCTTACAAACATCGTAAAGTACGCGTTGGGCAGCACGAACGGGATTACCGCCCTTGCGGGTGGCGCTCAAGCTGGCGCGCCGGTGCTCAATCCAAACAACAACGAGATCAATACCGTCGTCACTGCGAACGATTCTGTACAGTTGCCGTTGGCAATTCCGGGAGTTTATGTGTTCGTGTTTAACAATGCGACCTCGGGGAATACGTGCCGTATTTACGCCAACTCATCGCCAAATGCCGCGAACCCCAGCGCGAGTGGGGCGGCGCAGTTGGATCAAATCCAACAGCACGCATCGCAGGTACTGACGGGGAATACGACTCCGCTTACGCTCGCAGCAGGGTATGTGATGGAGTTTACCTGCACGACTGTCGGAGTGTGGAAGCAGCAGTACGCGGCTTCGTAAGGCCCGCGAAGGACCCCGCCGATGTTGCTGGAGCTTACCGGGGGCTCTTATGCCACAAGAAGCCCGCTCGGAAGCTCCGAGCGGTGTGTGAATTTGTTCCCGGAGCCGTTTAGGGGCAATCCTAAGCGGCATACTTTCTATCCCACCGCAGGGCTCCGGGGGGTTCTGGTGCCGCCGGTTGCCGGGGCTGGGCGGGGAGTGTGGCGGGCATCGAACAACAACGGCTATTGCGTTGTCGGTACGAATGTGTATGCGATCTTGCCCAACAACAAATTCCAGCTCCTCGGGTCGCTTACGGAAAACTCGTCGTATTTGTGCTCCATGCGGGATAACGGAGTGCAGGCGTTTCTGGTCGACAACTCGACCACCGGGTACACGTGGAACATCCAGACAAACAGCGGATTCGGAAAAATCACCGACGCCACCGGAACGTTTAAAGGCGGCACCCGTGCGGACTTTCTTGACGGATACTTATTGTGGAATTTTCCTCTCACGAACGAATACGGTTGCACGACGCAAGGGGCGATCGGGTTCAACTCGACCCTAGTCGGTGTCAAAGACGCGTATCCGGATTTCATCAACACCTTCATCGTGAACCAGAGGGAAATTTTCCTCTTCGGCAATACCCGGAGTGAAATCCACTACAACGCCGGGAACCCGCTGTTCCCGTTCGCGATCCTACCCGGCGCGTATATCGAGTTCGGCTGCGTGGCACCGTACAGCGTGGCAGCGATTGACAAGGGTGTGTTTTGGCTTGGCCAGAGCGAACTCGGCGCAGGGCTGGTGCTCAGGCAGTCGGGGTATCAGACTTCTATTGTGTCAAACTACGCGCTCAGCTACGCGATTCAGCAGATGCCGCAGATTTCTGACGCGATTGGGTTTACGTTCATGCGTGACGGGCACATGTTCTACGCGCTGACGTTCCCGGCTGGGAATCAAACCTGGGTTTACGATGTGACGCTAGGCTCGCCGGCGGATGGGTGGCATCAGGAGGGGTTCTTGGACCCCAATGGGGTTCTGAACCGCTCGCGTGTCGTGGCAATGGCATGGGTAAATGGGCTTAATCTGGGGCAGGATTGGCAGAACGGAACCCTGTACGAAGTTTCGCCGGATTACTACGCGATGGATGTTGATCTTGCTGACGGCAAAGGCCCGTGGGCGCGGCCGATACCGCGGATTAGGACGTTCCCCCGGGTCGAGGCGGCGGCAGGCGGCCCGCAGGGGCTTGCGCCGTCGGACGGAAAAGGCATCGTGTTGCATAAGTTCCTGGCGGATTTCCAGTGTGGTGATGGGCCGCTTGGGGCAAACTCGCAGCCGCCGCAGTTGGCGCTGCGGCTCAGTGTTGATCGTGGAAGGACGTTTGGTCAAAACATCCTCCAGAGCACCGCGACGCTGACCGACAAGGGCGAAGTGACAGAAGCATCGTATCGGATTTTGCCGCAGTGGCAGAACCTTGGGCTTGCCCGGTGGCCGGTTTTTGAGCTCAGTTGGAGCTTTGCTGGCCCGGCTGCGCTGAACGGGGCGTGGATCGACGCGTCGCTTGCGACGGTGTAGGGGCGCTCGGGGCGCTAGGAAAGGACTTCGTGATGGCTTCTCAGACGCCCGCACAACAAGCAGGTATTCCGCTCAATCAAGGCGTGGTGCAGGATGCGACAAACCCGGCGGCTGACGCGAGTTTCACTTTTGCGCAGCCGTGGTTTTATCTGTTCCAACAGTTGTGGCAAAAGCTCGGTTCGCAGTATTCGACGCCTCAGAGCGCGGTGTTCGCGGCGCAGACCGGGCCGAAGCAGGTGACGTTCTACTCGAGCACAACTGGGGTGAAAATCGGGTATGTTAATCTTACCTGATGGGGCGCCCCGGGCGCCGCCGCCGCAGAGACCGTTTGTGGTTCTCGCCCTGCCGCGCTCTCGGACCGCGTGGCTGGCACACTGGCTTCACGCGCTGGAGCATCCGGTTGGGCACGACATTGCTATCGAGTGCAGTAACGCCGAGGTGTTTGTACGGAGTTTCAGTTTCGGGATGCGTGGCACGGTCGAGACCGCAGCGGTGGAAGGATGGCGGCGGATCGCAGCGGAGGTTCCCGGGGTTAGGTTCGTCACGGTGCGGCGGCCGCTTCGAGAAGTGCAAGAAAGCCTTGCTAAGTTTGGGCTCGACGCAACTGAGGAGCTCGAAAAGCGCAACGCGGACCTCGACGAGGTCGAAGCGGCCGGGCTCGCGGAGCGGATCGACTTCGCCGACTTGGTGCAGCGGGGGTGTCGGAAGTGGTTCTGGCGGTACTTGCTGCCGGAGGTGGCTTTCGACCCCGCGCGGGACGCGGAGTACGCAGGGGTAAACATCCAGGTTGACATGCCCGCCCGAATCGCGCAGTTGCGCCGCCGAGCCAAGTGGGCGCAAGCATTGCGGAAGGACCTCGCTGATGCCGCAAGTTGACTTCGCGATTGAGCGGTGGGAGGAATTCTGGCCCGATGCGGAGGGGCTGCTCCGGGAGGAGTTTGCCGAGTACGCCGGGAAGCTCGGGGTGTGGAAGCCCCATGAGCCGGATACGGCGGTGCTGGAGTTCCTTGTCGCGCAAGGACGCCTCGTGCTGGCGACCGCGCGGGTGAACGGCGTGATCGGAGCGTATCTGATGTGGCTGGTAGATGCGGACGTAGAAAGCCGGGGGCATACGGTGTATCGGCAAGGGCCGTTCTATGCCGGCCGCCGCTTCGCGAAGCATGGGCTCGGAGCGAAGCTTCTCCGAAGGTCATTGCGGCAAATCCGCGCTGGGACCGACGTGCCAGTGGAGGTGGATTTGCATCATCCGCCTGTTGGGGCTGGCTTGCGCCTCGGGGGGTTTTTTCAGGCCCTCGGTGCCCGCCCGGTCGCGGTGCATTACCGACTTCGAATAGACCCCAGAACAGAGGAGCGGTAGTATGCCGAGCATTACACTTCCGGTTGCGCTTGGCGCGAGCGCGGCGGCAGGGCTTGCCGGAGCGGGCATCAGCGCAGTGGCGGCAAACTCTGCCGCGCAGACGCAAGCGAACGCAGCGAACAACGCCGCGAACACTTCGCTTTCCGAAGCCAACAACTCGAACGCGTTGATTCAGGGGATCTACCAGTCGAACAAATCCTTGTTGACTCCGTTTGTAGGCGCTGGAACAAGTGCGCTTACGCAACTCCAAGGGCTCACCGGGACCAACCTGGGCGGGAATCCGCTCACTGCGCCGCTTACCGCGCCGTTTGCCTCGACGCCCGGAGCGCAAGCTTCGGCGCTTGCGGCGACGCCAGGGTATCAGTTCACGCTCCAGCAAGGGCTCCTTGCGACGCAAGCGGGGAGCAGCGCGCAGGGGCAAGGAAGCGCAGTGGCAGGTGCGGGGTCCGGCCAGACTCCCGGTGTTGGCCCCTCAGGCCCGCTCGGAAAAGCCCTTGCGAATTACGCCGAAGGCCTCGCCGGCACGACGTATCAGCAGCAGTTTCAGAATTACCTGACGCAGAACCAGCAGATTTACTCCCAGCTTTCCGGGCTCGTTGGGACGGGCTTGAACGCCGGAAGCGCCATCGCGGGGGTCGGCGCCCAAGCGGGTGGGCAGAGCGCGAACGCGTTGCTCAGCGGGGCAGGCCAGTACGGATCGCTCACCACCGCAGGTGCGGCAGCTTCGGCGGCGGGAACGGTCGGCGGCGCAAACGCCATCGCCGGGGGCCTCAGCGGTGTCGGGAACTCGGCGCTGCTTTACGGGGTCCTCGGTGGCGGCTCGGCGAGTCAGAGTGGCGCGATTGGTGGGTTCTCGTCGTAAGGGCGTAAGCGGAGAAGGGCGAAGAGAATGGCGCAAGATTCGAACGGGCTGCTCGGCGGTGCTGGCGCCGGAGTTGGCGGCGGGGGAATGGACCCCAGCGCGGGAGTTCCGTCTGCGCCTGGGGGTCCCCCCACTGCGCCGCAACCGCAGCCGATGTTCACCGCAAAGATGCTCGATCAAGCGCAAGGGCACTTCGACGCGGTGAAGAAGGCGTACACGCAGCTTGGGAGGGTCGAGAAGGGCATCGAGGCGCTGCGTAGCAAAGGCGACGCGGTGACGGACGATGACGTGCTCGATGAGATGGCAAACCTCGTCGCCCACGGTGCGGACCCCAAGGCGCTTGCGGCTATCGTCGCTGGGAATACCCCGGCTGGGGCCGGTCCGATGCCGCCGGGCGGGGAACCTCTCGTCGGGTGGCTCGGACACGTCGAGGAGATGATCGTGGCGCCCGCGGCCGCCCAGCTTCGCCCCGCGATGGCCCTTGCGCAGCATCAGTTGGGCGTAGCGGCGGTGCATCATCTGTTGGAGGCCCATGCGGCAGGGGCGGCGCAAGGGGGAGCTCAGGGGGGCGCACAGGGGGGCGCACAGGCGTCTCCGTCGCCCGCACTTGCCCCGTCGGCCCCGCCCGCCGCGATGGCCGCCCCTTCTCCGTCCCCTCTCCTACACTAACCCCGGAGCGCCCCAATGGCCGATGGCGTCAATCCTGTTGTAGACACAAACCTCGGACCGCCCCCGCCAGCTCCAGTGGGGGGGATCAACGGCCCCGCTGGCGCGGTTGGGCTGATGTCCGAGATCGCAGAGATGCGGAATCGGCAGAACGCGAACGTCCTGTTCCAGCAACAGATGACTGCGCGACACCAGCTCGGGCAGGACCTGACCGTGTGGGCCTCGCAGGGGCTTACGCCGGAACAGCAGATCGAGCGCGCGTCGCACCAGCCTTACGCGCCGTTCGTGACGCCGGAGTTGGGGAACTTCCGAGCGTCGAATCTTGCCGGGGTGCAGGTGCAAGAGACCGAGGCAAGAATTGCTGAGTTGCGAAATCGTGTAGCAAATACTGGGCTTGAGAAACTCACGCAAACGCTTGCCGCAACGGGCGGTGATCCTGCCAAATTTGATGCCGCGTTTAAGATTGCCACGGCGGGACAACCTGCAATGGTGGCAGCGTCTATGTCGGCCGCTTATCCGAAAATCAAAACTGCCTTGACGGCAAATTTGCCTCCCGATCAGGAGGCCGCGAAAGTGGAGGTGGCATCCCGCACGCGGAACCTTGGCGCAGTTTTTGGCCTGCCGCTCGATAAGGCTTACGCAATGACCGGCGGTGTGCAGCCCAGCGTCACCGAGGTGACGGGACCGCAAGGGCAACCGATCAAAGCGGTTGTGAGCGGCGGCGGCACAGGACCGCTGAACTCCAGCGTGATCTCGGCCGGGCCAACGACCGCGCAGAGCGAGGCAATGAAAATCCAAGGCGCGCAAGCGGCGGGGGTGGCTCCGACGATCAAAGACGTCACTACTCCGAGCGGCGCGGTACAGCCGATGATCCTGAGCGGTGGCGGGAGCAGTGGTCCCGGCACCGCCAGCCCGCTCCTTGCGCCGAACGCCGCCCCCGTGATTGGCCCGTCGCAAACGAACGCTAAGTACAACGAGGCTCGCGGTAGCACTATGGCGGCGTATCAGGAGAACCTCGACGACCGGGTGAAGAGCGGCGCGCAGATTATGCAAACGCTTGTTCCCGCTTGGGAGGCTTTCAAGGATCTCGAAGCACACGGGCAAAGTACAGGCGGATTTGCAAACGCAAAGATGGCTATCGCTAACGCGCTTAAGGGCCTCGGGGCAAAGCAAGAGACGTATGACAAGATCATCAAACTCGATGACGCGCAAGAAATTTCGAAGCTGATGGTCAATACGACTATGGCGCAAATTCAACAGCAGCTTCCTGCGACGTCGAAACTTGCAGTTGGGGAGTTTAATTCGTTTACGAAAAACAACCCGAACCTTGAGACCGACCCGCGGGCGATGGAGAAGATTTTCAACTTCTGGTCCAAGATGCACGCAACGAATCGACTTGAGCAGGGGGAACTCAATAAGTACCTCGCGAAGGGTGGGGACATCTCGCAGTGGCCCGAGCAGTGGCAGAAGATTGCGGAGCGTGAGGGGTATGTGAATCCGAACCCGACGGGAACGGCGACTCCGCCGGGCAAGGGCGGCCTTAGTGTGAACGAGTCGCGTGAGGTCGAACCGGGCGTAACTATCCGAAGGGTGAAGTGACATGCCTACGTTCCACATCGAGGCTGGCGGGCAGTCTTTTGAGATCGATGCGCCGGACGAAGAAACCGCGCTTCGGGCGTACAAGACGCATGGGGTCGGGCAGGGGGGCGGCGGCGGCGCAACGCCCACGGCTGCGACACCTACTCCGGCCGGAACGCCCATTCCGACCGCTGATGCCCCCACCGCCCCGCCCGAGTCCGCCACCGATTGGTTTGTACGGAACTTCACTCACCTGCCGCTGGTAGGCGTCCAAGCGCTCCTCAACACGGGCACGGGGACAGTGAACCTTCCGGCAACCCTCGGCAACGTTGCGAAACATGGACTCGAGTGGGGCATCAGGGGGTTCCCGCAGTACCCGGATATCCCGGAGTTCCCCGAGGTGGACCTCGGTGCGAATGCGAAGCCCCAAGGAGCGGGCGAAGGCTACTATGCGGCGGGGGTGGGGGGCTTTGCGTCGGGGCTCCTCGGCGGAGCCGCGTCGCGCGTCGGGGCGGCCGCAAAAGCAACGGGGAAAGAGATCGCCGACGAAGTCCCTTCGCTCGTCGGAGGCGTTGTGAAGTCCGGGGTGCTTCCGGCCGAAGCGGCCGAACTGGCGAATCAGAACCTCCCGCTCGACGACCTCAGCCCGGGCGGCAAGGCGTTGACGGATATGCTCGTCGGAGCAACTGCTGGCGTGCTGGCTCATGGGATGCTCAAGGGCCATCCGGTCGAAGCGGTCGCGTCGAGGCTCGGGACGGCCGAAAGCTCAGCTGACGCCGGTGACGTCGCGCAAGATGCGACGCGGAAGTGGCGTACGGCGCTCCCGGCAAAAGTAGAAGCCCTTAAGGACGTTCGGGACGTGCCGCTTACGCCGGAGGGTGACGTCACCGCTTCGGCAATGTTCGGCAAGGTGCCTCTCCACTCCGCTACGGTCGATATGACCGAAACCATGCGGATCGCGGACGAGCTTGCGAAGCACGGGGGTGTGAACGCACCGTTCTTGCACGCATTTGGCTCCGATATGCCTCCCCGGGCGCAACAGATTCTCCACGACATCGCGGCGCGGAACGAGCCGATTGTGCAGTATCCTGCAAAAGAGGCGAAGCCGGCTGGAACGCAGACGTACAACGCTGGGCAGGGGCCGTTCGCGGAGGGGCCGATCATCGAGGGCGAAAGGACTCCGGGGACCGGTGGGACGGTCGTGCCGAGGGGAACCGCCGGCCCGCAAGGCCCCGCGTCGCCCCCGCCGAACTTCACCATGGAGCCTCCCAGCGCCACCCCGCCGAACGCTGCGGGGGCCAAAGGGCCGCTCGTTGCGACGGGACGAGAGACGGATTATCGTCCCAACTTTGTGCTTGGCGAAAGCAGTCCGCTCGTTCGGCCTGAGTTGCCGCCATTGGTGAAACCTCTTGGAGAGCCCGAGGAGCCTCGCGGGCCTTCGTATGACGCCCGGCGCAACGCGAGGGGACGGTTTATCAAGAAGGGTGAGGGCCTCGTGCCGGTGGAGCCGCCGGGGGTTCCGGCAGAAGTACCCGCGCCCGGCTCGACCGCGCTGGCGACGCCGCAGGCGCCCCAGCCGGGAGGGTTCGGCGGCAAGGGCGAAGCCCCCGGCCCGCAAAGCGCCGGGCCAGTCGGGGCGCCCCTCCGCGAAGCGGAGAACCCCCACCCGGGGTTTGTCGAGCCTGAGGGGAAGATCGTCGGCTACAAGAGCCCCCTGCAAGACGCAATGGCACTCCGATCGTACATCGGCGAAATGACGTCTCGCGGCATGATGCCGAAGGGTAGCACCGCGGCGCAGTGGGATGCGCTCTACCGGGGCCTCTCCGCGGACATCGGGAACACCATGGAACTCCACGGAGCTCGGCCCGAGTGGGACAATTACAACGTCGCGACGACGAAACTCTATCATGACGGGCAAAAGTTCACAAAGTACTCGTCCGACACAAACCCTGGAAAGGACGACGCGAAGCCCGGCGAGGCCGTGACAAGTTTATGGAACCGGATGGCAAAAGACCCCGGCGAGATCACCGCCATTCGCGAACACATGCCAGAGGCGGCCGACGCGATCGCGGCGGGGTTCCTCCGCACTAAGCCCCAGGTGTGGAACAAGTTGCCCGAAGCAACGCAAGCCGCGCTGGTGCCGAATCCATTCGACCGCCTCCGCGTTTCGCTCCACGCTGGGCCAAAGCCCTCAGTATCGGACACCATCGGGACGTATGGAAAACCCATCCTCGGCGGCTCGGCGGGGTATGCACTCGGGGAAATGATAAAGCCCCACTACGGCGCGGAGGGGTCTACCGCGCTGATGAGCCCCGGAGCATGGCGGGCAGCGGGAATCGCGACGCCGGCGCTCCTTGATTTCCTCGGGCGGGCAAAAGAGAACCCGAGGATGTTCAAGGTGCCCGTGGCGGGCGCGTATGCCGGCGCGAGCGGCGGTGCCGCCGGAGATGGCGAAGTGTCGCCGTTGCTGCGTTCCAAATGACCCCCGTGACGTACCACGCGGCGATGTAAGGGGCGATGTAAGAGCCGATGAGGATCGCCATACCGAGGGTCACTGGAGCGTTCCTGATGGAGCTTCGGCAGTCGCGCCGTCGCCCCGCAGGGCTTTCGCCACCGCGTTGTAAACCTCGCTGCCGGTTTGCAAGAACACCGCAAGGGTCGCTGGCGTCATCACCACAGCGAAGCGGTTGACGGTGTTTTCGACCATCTCGGGCGACTCGGGGCGCGGTTTTGTCACGGCTTGTTCCGAGAAAGTAAGCCGAAACAGGCCGTTGATGTAGGTGATGTTGATCAGGTTCGTGTACGTGGCAGGGCAGTCGAGGGGGGATGAGGACATCGGTGGGGCTCCGGGAGGTGGGGCGTTGGCGGCGAAGTCGCCGCCCCGGACAGGGTGTTGTGGGGCCACTACGGCCGGGGCGGGGCTTCGCCTCCAAGTTCCTCTGCATTGCGCCCTCGCACAATCGCGTAGCCTTTGCGGGCAAGGAACGCAAGGAGGTCGTCCACGATAGCCTCCGGCGAGGCCCCCGCGCCGTGCGTGGCGGCGAACCCTCCCGACTCGGCCCACGCAAGCACCAGCGCTCGAGGCTCGTCTAGAAGCCCTGCTATTCCGTCTGGCGAGTTCATTGTTTTGCTCCTTCTATTTGCACCACAACGTTAGCTCGTTTTGCTCTTTGTACCATATCTGCGGTGCCTTTTCCACCAGGGAACGCTATAACAAGATCAGGTTTGCCTACTGTTAGCATTAGTTGGTTCCGCATAGTGCCGGCGCTTTTGCGGTGTTTGTTCCAGTCCGCAACAAAAATATCAAGCGCGACTTTGTTCAGTGCAGCCCAGCTTCCCGCAAGTGTGTCGGCTCCCCAAGCGTTGCCATGGATCACGCAAGTGATGGGAGTTTTTGCGTGGATGGCATCCAGTACGTTGTGGAGCAGCTTTGCATCAGTGAAGTCTCTGCCGCCGCATACGAGAACCCTCATGGTTTCACTCCGTTTGTCTGAACTGCTTCGCAAGGGGTTTCCACAAGTCCGCCCCTTGATCGACACACTCAATCGCCCTCGTCCGCACGGCCATCGCGAGGGTCTTCTCGACCCGCTCAACCGGGGCGCGCTCGGCGATGAACTCAATAATCCGGCCGCCCGGAAGGGGCTTGCCGGATTTCCGGTACACCCCGACGATCCAGTGATACAACTCCTCCACGATGGCCCAGTCGTTCTTCCCCTGCATCGCCCGAAACACCTCCGGCATCTTTGCCTCGATCTCAAAGAGCCACTCCAGCGCGCGCTCGATGTCAATCCGGTCGATCCCGCTGAGATCAATCTTCCGCGACACCGCGCTAATGCCGGAGAGTTTCATCACGAACCGGCTGCGCTCGGTGTTGTAGGGGATCATCCGGGAGTGCGTCGGCACCGGCGGTTCGCCCGCAAGGACCCATTCTTGGAAGTATTTTTTCGCATCTGGTGCCCATCCGAGCTCGCCCCACATTACGCTTATGCGGCCGAGCTTTGCCAGAATCCGCTGTCGCAGCACGTCGGGATCGGGGTACTCGGTAAACGGGTCCCTGATGCGGCGTTCAGCGGAATAAACCATCACAATCCGCCGGGAGAGGCCCGTGCTCCACACCTCTTCCGGGAACACCGTTGCGAAGTACGACGGTTGCACCCCGGCGAGGATGTTCAGCTGCGGGCGCTCGATCTCGACGAGTTTTACGTTAAACCTGCGCTCTTCGACGTGTTTGAGGGGAGAGTTCCAAATCCGTTCCAGCGTCCCGATGTACTCCATGTCGTAAGCAGGCAGTAGGACCTTGAACTCCTCCGATGCCACGAGCATGGAGTGGTAGGTCTCCGTCTCGCCGCGCTCGTTCAGCTTCACCTGCCGAGCGCGCCCGAGAGCGTCGATGAGGCTCGCCTTGGTGAGCGAGTCCGATGCGACGTGGAACGCTTTTGCTTGGGTGAACGGGTCCTTGGTGTTGTTCCAAAACGTACGGACGGTCTCGACGATGAATTTGCCGGTGCCAGAAGGCCCGACCAAGAGCACGTAGAGGTTACAGTACGTCCGGTTCATCCCGGTACGGACCCACACCTTGCGTTCCATCGCCCCGGCGACGAGCGAGATGCCGGACCACTTCCGGAAAATCTCCGGCGAGCGGTCATCTTGCGTCGCGGAGGTGTAAGAGAACCAGTCTGTAATAAGATCGTCTGACACACTGCTTCAAGCCCCTTGGGTGTATCGTTTTTATTTACACGACGTGAAGGGTCAGGTAAACCCCATCCCCGGAAACCGCTGCCGAACCCTGGTGTCGCGGAGGCCGGGCTTCCACTTCCGCAAGCCGTCGGGGTTGCGGGGGCTTTCGGAGCCCCAGTTCCACCCGACTTTCCCTTCGCCCGGCACAGTGTACTTGCGCCCCGACGGAGCGACAATCTCCACCCGGATGCACTCGAGCACATGCGACATGATCTCGTCCTCCTCGTCCGCGTCGCGGGCGCGGAACTGAAACACAATGGAGTCGAACCCCTGGGCGAGCAAACCGACCCTCCTTTCGCGCCGCCACACCCGCCACATGCCGAGGTTCATCCTCTGTGCGGTGGTGCCTTGCGGCTGGAACGCGATGGCCTCCCGATGCGTCGCGGGGTCGTTTGGGCGGCCGAGGAAGGTCCGGCGGAACCCGAAGAGGGTCTGGAGGGTTCCTTTCGTCTGCAACTCCGCGATGGTCCAGTTCCACCACTTCGGGATGCACGCGAAAGCGGCGTTCGCGCCGCGGCAGTAGCGATGCTGGAAATCCTCCATGATCCCTTGTGGCACCTTGAGCGATTTCGCAGCGGTCCATGCGGTGCCCATGTAGTTCGAAAGATGTCCGCCGCGCTTCGCCATGTCGCGGTAAGAGAAGTTTCGGTAGAAAATACCGTCCGCGACTGCGCGGTCCCCGCGCGGGTCCCCAGGCCACGCGAGGTCCGGCCACACCCGCTTCGCGTTGTTGGTGTGGAAGTCGCCGCTCTCACAGGCGTCTAGCAACGACCAGTCGTCGAAGAGCACCCCGCAAATAAACCCGACGTCCCTCGCCTCGACCTGTTCGAGGTCTACGTACCCGAGGCGGAACCCAGGGTCAGCTTGGAAAACGTGACGGAGGCTGGGGTCGATGTTTTGAGCATTTCTTCCAGTACCGAAAGCATTTGCGCTACTCGAAGGTCGTCCGGTTTCAGTTCCCACCAAGTTGTACCCAGCCCGGAACCGTCCATCACTGTCAAGATCACATTCAAACACCTCGAGTTGCTTTGTGAGATCTCTAATTGTAAGGATGATATTGATGAGCGGCGTTGCATGGATGTAGTTCTCCGAAAGTTTCTCCAGCGCCGTGCGGTCGACCGCGACGTGGCGAGCGCCCTTGACGCTCTTCCACTGCTCCGGCAAGTGCATAAGGTCGTAGAAGAGCAGCTTTAGTTGGCGCGTCGAGGCAAGGTTCATCCCGGGCCAGCCGAAGCCTCCCGAGATAATGCGTTCAAACCTTTCCGCGAGGGCGGCAATGCGGGTCCGAAGCGCTTGGGCCTCTTCGTAGCGGCCAAACGCATCCACCGCGAAGCCGCGCACCATCATGTCGAGATACGGCGCCTGCAAAGCGCGGGTGAAGCCATACTGGGGTTCCCAGACGCTTCGCGTCGCCGAGTAGGTCCGCTTCACCTCCGCGAGGATCTCCGCGGTGAGGCAACAATCTAGCCCGTTGTAGAGCTGTGCGGTTTCGGTCGGGTCGAACCCGGCGTTGGACTGATCGATCGTCGCGGTGTTGACGAGCCTTGCGGTCATAGTGCGGTCTCGTGGGGTTTCGGCGCCTTCGCAGCTTCGTCGGCCGCCCTAGCTCGGCGGATGATTTCCCCGAGCGCCATCATCTGCCCGAAAGTAAACCACGCCTCGGCAGGGGCGCGAACGGTCGCAATGAGTGTTTCGAGCGGCAGGGTGGAGTAGTCGGTGATTTGGGTCGGGGTCGGGGTCGTGCTCACGGTGTTACCTCCAGAATCCGCCGCAGAACCCCGGGTGGTGGGGCAAGGCTGATCACCGGCTTGTACAGCCGCAGCGCGAAAGTGATCTCCGCCTGCACGCCGACCGACTCGGCGTGGCCGGGGAGCTCTAACACGTAGAGCGATTCCGCCGCGGTGATCATCGCGCGATTGTAGTCGCCCCAGAAAACAAAAGACGTCGGCAACCCCGCGCTCGCGCAGAGGTCGTGGCAGTGTACGATGGGGGAGTACGTCCAAAGCCGCTGCGCGAGCATCCACGCGGTTGTGTCGCGAGCGGCGGCATAGCGAGCTTCGCGCACGGCGGCGTCGGGATGGGAGTACGGCGATGCGAGGTAGATATACGACATGCGCAGCGCCCCTCAGTTCAACACAACATGCAGCACAATGCCGCTCAGGACGATGCAGAAGTTTCCAGCCCAATATCGCCAGCGCGGGGCGGTGCGGGCAATGAGCGCAAGCCCGACGAGGTTCAGAAAAAGGGCCAAGAACAGCCCCAGAAGTATTTTCACCATGCTACCCTCCTCGGTCAGAGTGTTTCTAACTGCTCGCAGAACAAACGCAGCTTCGCGCAGAGTTCGGTTTTGGAAATCTCACCGCGAACGAGCACTGGACCGTTGTCGTCCCCTAAGACAGTTAGGCTTTTTTGCAGATGCACCGCGTAGTGGAGATAGTTTTCGTCTTCGGGAGTTCGGTAAGAGAGATTAACCTTCATGGTTTCTCTGGTGTAATCGTAACCTGCGTAAACTGTGAATATACCTTGCATGGTGGTCACTCCTCTGCTTTCGCGATGTCATCCTTGCCGCGTTCTCGCATGAGCTTCCAGCTTGGCTCATCCGAATATATAGACCCCAAGAACCCCAGACCCTTCCGCATCTCCGGGTGGATCGCATGATGAAGCAGCATGGTGTCTTCGGCGACCTCTTTCACCGCGTAGCCGTCCCGCAAGAGCCACTGGATGTCGTAAAGGCCGTTCTGGAACACCTTGGGCGCTGGGCTCCGCAGGAGCCCCCGGGCGAGACGCCGCGCGCAAAGTTCGTCCTCCGCTGTGCGCCAATACGACGCGAACCGCGGCGGGTCTTTCGACACGAGCACGAACGGGATTACAATCGCGCATGTAGGCGAAGTGGCGAAGCCGATCGAGGTGATCTGCCCGCCGCGGGTTTCGATATCGACGCTCAGGGTCGCCCCGGCCCGCACGTGCGTCTCGTGCCACTCGCGGATGTCGCTGAGGTCCGGGTTAATCAGAACCCCCCGGGAGGGCCGCGAGAACCCCGGCGACGCGCTTTCTCTCCACGCTTTGATGAGATCGGCGACCACAACCGGGCGGTTCGCCCATTGGCGGAGGATGTGGGAGGGGTGGAAGGTGGGAAGGTATTTTGTAGGGGCGGGCTGGACTGTGCCGCGTAGGTCGGTCAGGGAATCGTTGCTGCCCTGCGTAAAAATGGCCCGTAGGCCCCACAATGCGCCAGCCCCTAGTGCCACCGCCAGATTCGCCCGCGCCTGTGTAGCCTCAATTTTGAGGCGTGCAAGCTGTCCAAGGTGAACTTCCGCAAGGTACGCATGTTTCGGACTCCGCACGAGGGGCGCCAGAGCGCGGCCATCGAACGCAAGCCCCTTCCCCGCAGGCGCGCAGAGCGCCTCGAGTTTGTTGTCTTGCGGCCGGGTGTTGAACACGTTCGTCAGCGCGATGGAGGTTTCGTGGAGCCATTCTTCCCGCAGGGCGAGGAAGTATTCGTCCCCGGCGAAGAGGGCGCCTTTCAGGCGGACGAACGCTCGGCCGGCGCCGACCCCGGCATCGCCGAGCATCCGGATGAGCTCCTTCCCCGAGTGCCCCACGAAAGGCACCCGGTAGAGTTCCTCTGTGGAGCCCCACGCTTCGCCGACGAGGAGCAACCGTGGGTTCCGGGGGCCAGACCAAGCGCCGAACGGGGCTAGAGGGTCCCGAGGGGTCATGTGAGGGAGTTCCTCTCCGCGAGCCACTCGGGCATAGTGACGCGGACGACTTCGTTTTTGGCGTATTTCTTTTCCTCGTACTCGACTTGACTCTTCGGGAGCCAGAACGTCGGCAGCGCCGAGCCCTGCCTGACGCAAAGGCCCTTGTCGGTTTCGGTGACGTAGTAGAGCGGGTACTCGTCGAGATTGGAGCGGAAGGGGGTTCGAGGGGGCATCACTTGGTTCCCCTTTTCGTCGCTTCGGCTGCCCTGCGGAGCGCTCGGGCACGAAGCAACTCCACATTCGCCGCGGTGGTCATCTGGGGGTTTAGCTCGAGCCCGAGGACCCTCTCTGCCCGGAGGGCCTCCGCGGCGCGGAGCGCCGAGCCGCCACCGCAAGTCGGGTCGAGCACGCGGGAGTGTTCGTCGCAAAACATACTCATAAAGTACCGCAACATCGGTTCAGGCTTAGCGCTCAGGTGGAGGGAGTTGTCGGTCGGGCTCGAGTAGCAATCGGAGACGTACTTCACAATCGGCCGGTCGCCGCGTCCGCCGACGAGGCAGGTTTCGTAGATGTGTCGGGGATGCCCGGGGGTCATGAACCCTGCGTTGTCGCTCTTGTGCCACACTAGCGGGAACCTGAGGAAGCGGAACCCCGGGATCTTCGCGAAAGCGGCGCGGGTCGCCAGCTCGATCTCATGGCGGTTTGAGAACCAAAACATCACATGACACGCGTCTGCCGCGAAGCGGTCAAAGTGGGTGATGAACGCTTCGAGAAGCGCCGCGTAGTCCTCGGGGGTGTCGGAGTAGTGTTCTTCCTTCTCCCGCGAAAGCGAGTTCGACCCCGAGGAGTGTGCGTTCTCGCCGAGTTTAATCCCGTAAGGGAAATCACAGTGGATGAGGTTGAACCGGGGACCGGAGTACCCCGGAGCCCACTGGCGGAAATCGGCGTTCAGGATCGGTCCCTGCGGGACCTGTGGCGACCCTTGCGCCGGAGGTGGCGCTACTCCTCCAGAGAGCTTTCGCCCGGTGGTCCCCCCGCCATTTGGCGAATCCCCGAGCCGATCAGCGCCCCGAGGAACACCATCACGATGCCCGCTAGTACCCCCAGGAGGAACGTCGCCAGTAGTGCCAGAATCATCAGGGTTCTCCTTTGTTTCTTCTTCGCTCTCGCCGCCGCCGCCTTGCGGCGGTCCGAGCCATTCGTCGAGCTTGTTCTGCTGCGCGCGTTTCTGCCGTCGCTGGAGGAGGTTGTAAGCTTCGTTCACCGTTCCGCACGCCCGCACCGCGTCGTCGAGCCACGACGCGTGGATGAAATGATACTTCGCGACGAGGGAGCCGTCGTGCCAGCCGAGTTCTCGGCCGGTGAGCTCGAAAGTCCACTCAGGGTCTTCGTCCCGGTGGAGCGCGTGCACGGTCACAACCGCCTGACAGGTTTCTTGCCACGAAAGATCCTTCCGCTTGGCGTTCTCTTCAAACTCGATAATCTGCACCTCGCGAGGCGAGGGCGCTCGGGCGAACCGGAACGGGATGTCATCAAGGCCGAGGCGAAGCGACGCAGCGTAGCGGCGCTCGCCGGCGTAGAGGATGTGATACCCCTGGGAGTTCGGCTCCTCCTCCAAGATCACCGGCATGAGCACGCCCCGCAGGGCGACGCTCTGGAGCAAGCCGCCCGCCTCGGGGTCCGGATCGGCACGCTGCCGCGATGTGCGCTCGACCCATACTTTGTCGAGAGGCATCCTGCCGAAGGTGTTTGTGATGGGCATCTGCGAGGGGGCTCCGAAAGGGCGCCTGAAGCGCCGGGGGGAAAAGAACCGGGGCCGAAGCCCCGGTCAAGGTCGCCGCGAGCGGGAGGACGAAAGTGCTCGCGGCGTAACGGGGCGTTAGGCGCTCGGGGGCGTTGTCGGGGCCGGAGTGGGCGCCGGGGGCGCCAACGCCGCTTGCGCCGCTGAGGCCGCCGCGCTCAGAGTCTGATGCAGCGTCGTCAGGGTCGCCACGCTCGCCTCGATGGCGGTCGTGTCGTCTTTCGCGTTCGCGGCCGCGAGGGCGGCGGTCTCGGCCGCGAGGGCGTTCGCCACCGCGGTCACATCGGCGGTCAGGGTCGTGACGATGGTTTGCAGGTCTGTCAGAGCGGACATGATTTTTCCCACAGTTGCGGCCACTTGGGCCAGTAATGCCAACGACACAATGCCGTAAGCGATTTCGAGAAGGGACATTCGGAGGTACTCCGAAGGAGGGAGGGCGGAAGTGCCCTCCCCTTGGGGCGCTTCGCGCCCTCAGTCGCTACGGCGCTCGGTAATCACCTGACCGTTGATGACCATTTTCACGTCCGACGCTTCGCCGGTTGTGCCGTCCTTCTTGGTGTAGCTTCGCCGCGAGTACGCGACAGAAGTCTCGGTGCCGATGAGCTCCGGGAGATACTCCGCCGGGCGTTTGCCCTTCCGCGAGACGCCGCAGGCGTCCACGAACATGTTGAGATAAAAGTACGTATCGACCTTGGAGGGATCGACGTTGAACTCCTTGAAGATCCGGCGCTTGGTAACGTCCAGCGCGACGTCGGTGGCGCCATCGGGGAGCCGCATCGGGCGGCACTCGATCGTAATCGTCCCCAGTTCATCACTCCACCGGCACGGGCCGACTTTCCAGCCGGCGATCATGACCGGGTAGATGCCATCGGGGAGCTCCGGCGGGGCTTTCGCCTCGGAGGTGTCGAGTTGGGTAAGCGCAAGCATATCGACCATTTGGGGTTCCTTCAGAGTTGCGTTTAGCGTGTCGCTTCACGTTCGGGCATAAGCGCCCCTTCATCCCGCCGGGCGGCGGAATCTCTTGCGCCGGGGCGGGCTAAGTCCCGTTCAGCGGCGCGAAAAAGCAAAAAACCGTCGGCTCGGGGATCGACGGGCTGTCGATCCAGAAGCCCCAATACTCGCCGTCCGGCGACGGGAGGGCCTTGTCGGCCGGAATGACGGTCAGAATTCCGTCGATGTGGTAGCCGTCGGGGCGAACATGAACGGCGTCGGGACGGATATGGTGGACGTCGTTGGGGCCACAACAGGCGCTCTTGACCCACGGCGGCACCGCCTCGCCGTTGGTCCAGAAGTCATGCGCGGAGGCCGGGGCGCTCGTAAGGAGCACAAGGACGGTCACAAGCGCCCTCATGGCTTCGCCTCCCGCGGGGGGAGCTTGCCTTTCACCCGCTCAAAGTACTCCGCGAGGCCCGTCGCGATGTCGAGCTCGCGGGGCACTTCGAGGTCGATGGAAGCGAGGTCGATCTGGGCGGACCCGGCGGTGGTGTTGGCGGTGCAGATCACGCGCTTGGTGCTCGCGCCGCTTCCCACCGTTTTCACGAGAAAGAGCGTGTTGAAGTAGCGCCCGACGGTGTTGTTCATCGCTTTCCCGAGCGTCATCGGGTACGCCTTCTCGACCATACTGAGATCGTTGTGGTCGGGTTTCGGGGCGGGGCGGTTGGGTCGGTCGGCACCCTCTTTGAAGAGCGAGCCGCCGCGGTAGTCCAGATGCGTGATTACGATGACATTACAGCGGAGCTCGGTGTTGAAGAGGGTTCCGAGGACGCCCTTGATCAAGGCTTGCGCATCGCCGTAGTCGGTGTCGAAGGGCTTCGTGCCGAGCCGGCCGTTGAGCTTCATCACCCAGTTGAGCGCCGCTTGGCCTAGGAACGAAAGCGAGTCGATCACCAGCACGGTGTCGCTCCCCCACCCCTCCACCGGGCCAAACTCGGGCCAGTGGTGGAACATCGCGAGGGCTTTATCCCAGGCGGTGCCGTCGGGAACGAGCTTGGTACCTTTGACGCTCTTCCCTGCTACTAGGGCTGTGGAATCCACGCGGAGCGACCCGTCCGTGCAGGTCTGGACGTCGAGGGCCGCGCCGTTCTTGAGCGTCAGTCGCCACGATGTGTCGGTTTCGGCGTACTCGGCCTTCGCCGCCTTGACGGCCCCGATGCCCTGGAGGATATCCGCACCGTTATCGAGATCGATCACCCGGATGTTGTACCCGGCAAGGAGTAGCGACGCCAGGGCGCCGGTCTTGCCCGCCTTCGAGTCACCGACGAGTAGCATCTTGATGGGGCGTTTCATACTAGAACCTCTTCGGGAGCGGCGGTGAGAAGGTTTTGCAACAGCGCCTCTAGTGCCTCAATCGAGGGCTCGGCCGCCACGAGCGGACGGAAGCACGCAGCCTCGAACACCAATCCTGTGTGGGACCACTCTGCGAGCTCCAGCCACAGCGTGACCTCGCCAATTTGTTCGTCGTCTAACCCGCAGATGGTGCAGATGTCGCCGACCCGGGGGCCTTCGTGGTCGGCTTCGTGCGAAATGGCGTAGTGCCAGTCATCTGCGATGCAGACAACTTTCTGGCCGATGCGGAAAGAGGTCATGGATCATTCCTTGGTTCGGTAAGCTGCGTCAGCAAGGCCTCGCGGTGCTTCGGGTCCGCGCCGCAGATGGCGCGGAACCTACACCCGCCGTAAAGACCACACGCTGCGTCGTTCTGGGGCCACTCGCCCGTTGCGAAAGCGTCGGTAAGCCGCTGGAGCCATACTCGCTGGTCGCGGAGCCATTCTTCGAGGACCCCAGCCGGTCGGGGCACAATCGCCCGGTGGAACTCCGTCGCGTTCACGCCGATCACAATGCCATCGAGGATCAGCCCGTCAGGCTCGAACCCGAAGCACACTTGCGCCGCGACGGAGTAGAGGGAGAACTGTCCGTCGGGGGTGTAGTTCTGTGCGGTCGCGAAGCGTGCAGAGGAGGTCGTCTTCACGTCGCCGACGTAGGTCTTGCCGTTGAACCGACCGATCTTATCGATCGTCCCGACGAAAGTGATTTGCTCGCCGGCGAGCCCGGTGACGCCCGAGTCGAACTCAAACCCGACTTCGACGGCGGGTTTGCCCGAGGGCAGCATCGCGGTTTCGAAGGGATCCCCGCGGTACTGATCCGCGTACCAGACGAACGTCCGGAGGAGCGTTGCGCGGTTTTTGAGCGGATCGGTGGCGAAGCCGGGCTTGCCGAGCTCGTGGTCCCAGGTTTCGCGGAGGAGGAACCTAAACGCGCCTTGGAGCGCAAGGTCGTGATCGGCGCCCCGGGCAAGGTTGGTCTCGAACACCGCTTTGGCCTTGTGCAGGAGCGTGCCGAAGCGCAAGTGAGGGTTCTCTTCGCCCTTCCCCCCGCCGAGAAGCACCTCGTAGTAATACTTCCTCGGACACACTTTGAACACTTGAAAGGTCGAGGCGTTCACCCGCACTTGCGCGCCGGTGAGGGGGCTGAACTGATCGCCGTAGAACGACTGCTTCGGCACGCGGGGAAGCGGCAGGGTGGCCATCTTAGAACTCCACGTCGGAGGTATCGGCCGCGCTTGGGCCATCGAGGATCACCCGCGCGGTTGGCGCGGCTTTGGCCTTCGGCCCCGCCGCCCTCTTCGGCGTGCCCTGACCGAGCGCCCGTTCGTACCGCTCCCTGTATGCCCGGAGTTCCCCGATGTACGCCAGCTCCGCCTCGGGGCTCATCTCTTCGGGGTTCATAATCGCAAGGTCGTTCAGCGACCACGGCACGGCTTCGCCGAGAACGCCGGGGAAGGTAGGGAACTCATTCGCCATCGGGGAGGGGTCCTTTCACAAAGAAACGGTCGAGGGCGGGGAACGCCCCCGCAGGGGCCACCGCTTGCGCTTGTGCGACGCGCTCGACCCGAGCGGCGACCCTTGCTCGGTAGTCCGAGACGCCCTTTCGGATCATCTGCCGGATCGCGTTGGAGACGCCGACTTTCGCATCGCTCTGACGGCCGAAGTGTTCCTGGAGGAACTCCCAGTCGCTTTCGTAGAGCTCAATGTGGCGGGAAACCGTCGGTTCGGAGTGCTTTCGGGTCATCAGAAAAGGTCCTCTTCGCTTCGCGGCGAAGGTGCCGCTGCGGGCATAATCACCAAGTTCCCCTCGGGGTGTCCTTCGAGCTCCCGGAACCGCAACGGCGGAAGCTCCGCTTCGGTCTCCGCTTCGCGTGCCCGGGCGAAAGCCCGCATCGCGCGGCCGGGGTCGGAAACCCGCAGAAGCAGCCCATGCTCGGCTTGCGAGGCCCGGAACATAATCCGCACTAGGTCCTGCAGGGTCATGGGGTGGAGGGTCCTTTCGGTTCTTGCGGCGCAGGCGCCCGAAGCCGTCGCTTGAGTCGTGTCACGCTGTTCGGCGAGAGCGCGAGCCGCGCGGCGATTTCGGAAGTACCGAGCCCTTGCGCGGTGAGTTCGGCGACCCTGTGGAGATGAAACTCCGTGAGGGGCTTCCTGTTCCGGGGACCGGGCAGTGGCATTGGCGGGGCTCCGGGGTTAGAAAAGGTCCTCAAGGAGCTTCTCGCGCTCCAACATCACCGCTTCGATCCTGGCCCGAGCGGCTTCACGGATGAGGGGATCGGCGCAGAGGGCGGTCAGGGCCGCGGCGCGGGCGGAGGGCGGTAGAGTTTCGCCCCGGGTGGTTTCCTCCGCTGCGATGCGAAGCTCCGCAAGACGGAGCACTTCCGAGTCGAACTCCCCAGCGGTTAGGTCGGGCGGGACTTCCGCCGGGAGGTCCGGGGCGCGCCGTGCGGGGCGCTCGGTGGTGAAGCCCCTGGGGTCGGCGATCCGCTCTAGCCGGAGGCTCGCGTCGAACTCGGTGATTTGTGCGCCGAGGTGTCGGAGTTCTAACTCGCTGAGGGTCTTGCGGGGCGACTTCGCGCGGAGCTTCTCGTAAACCTTGAAGGCTTTTTTCCTAACCCGCTCGGCGCGGGCGGTGTCGAGCACCTCGAGCTCGGGAGGGCCGACGGCGAAGCCGTCTAGGGCGTCTGTGTATCCGGCGCGGATGGGGAAGCTATACGGGCCGATGTTGATGTGGCGGGGAGGGGCCATTTCAGCAGGTCCGTGGGGCTTGGCGCGAAGCGCCGGGGCGGGGAGGGGCCATCGGGGGGAGGGTCCAAGGGGTAAGGGGCGCGAAGTGACGCGCTATGGGAGGTTAACAGGGTGGGCGGGGCAGGGCAAGGGGCGCGCGCCCCGGCCAAGGTGTGCTAGTGACACTCTGGCCGGGGCATAGCCCCTAACGTCCCGCTTCGCCCCACAGCGCCAACTCCAGTTGCGCCGCGCGAGGCAGCGGCGGTGACGGGGCGGATTCAGCGGCGCCCTCTAGGGCGCCCGAGGGCTTGCCCGCCTCGCGGAACTGTTCCGTCGCTATCCGCATTGCGACCTCCAAGGCCGCTTCTGACGCTGCGACCGCCGCGGAATACTCCGCTGTGGCGGTGGCGATCGCCTCTGCGAGCGCCCGGCCGGCTTGTGCGATGTTCTTGCGGTGGTTATCGACCAAGTAGTGCATTGGGAGGGGGTTCCTTTCGGGTTGGGGCACGCTGTGGTGCCGGGGGTTAGAACAAATCTTCCGCTGAGGCATCGTCGAGCTCAGCGGAGCTCAGCACCGGCGCGCGGGGCGCTGGCGCGTAGAGGGGTTTGTAGTGCTTCCGAACGTTGGCTACAGGAATACCGCCTGCGGCGGTAGGGGGCCGCTCATACGTCTCTCCCCTCATCGCTGCGGCGTAAGCGACCTCGAGTGCGCCCTGAAGCGTCGGCGCCAGCCCGATCCCGGTCCGGGTGTTGCGGACGTTGCGAAGGAACACCTGCCACCCCGGCACGCCAAAGGCCCCTTTCTGGGGACCGTACTCCGGCGAGACTTGGAAGGTATTCGTCACCACGAACCCTTCCGCCTCTAGCGTCGCTAAGACATCCTCGATCATCCCCGGGCCTCCTGCGTCGCCAAGAACACGTCCATCGCTTGCCGCAACCGCTCCACGTCGTCCTGAAGGCTCCGCACAAGCGCGTCGAGTTCGTTCCGGTCGCCAGAGGCCACCCTAACGAGGGCTTCGCCGGCCTCAGCCTCGATAACTCGGAGGAGCCCTTCTATCCCTCGTTGGGTGGCCATCGGGTTAGTCCTCCGTTTCGGGCGCCGCAGGCGTCCCAGCGGTTTCGAAGCGTCCGAACAGCTCTGTGAGGTATTGATCCACCATGGGGGTTCTCCTTTGGTTAGTAGGGGATTTCGGGGGCGCCGGGGGCGCTTGCGCCGCCGGGGGAAGGGCTCTCGGCGGCTTGCTCGGTGTCGCTCGGCGGCTGCGGCACCAGCGGCCCCGAGAGCGCCCTTGCGATGTCTCGGAAATGATCCCACACTTCCGCCTCCCATGTCTCCAGCACCACCGCCGTTGTGGCGGCTTCGCCGCCGTTGAGCGGGTGGCTAGACTTGACCCTCAGGATCAACATCCCGCCCTCTGCGTGAACGTGCGACTGCGCGCTCACCTCGACTCCTTTGACCGAGTCGATCAGCACTTGTGCTATCATCACTCCGACTCTCTTCATTTCGCCACCTCCGCTGCCGCCACGTCGACCAGATACACCCCGTCGGAGTGTTGCAGCAGCCGACCGTGTTCGCGTGTGCCGGCGGGGAGGTCGTGCCACGCCGCGCACAGGGCGAAAACGTGCCCGCCCGCTCGGGCGGCTTTCGCCGCTTTCGTCTCAGCTTTCGCTCCGAGGTGTCCGAGCGCGAGGGGCCACGCGATGGTGTCCAGCGAAAGCCCGAACCCGGCGAGTGCTTCGGTGAGCGCCGGGGTCGCCACGACCGCTTCGCGTTCGACGAGAACCCGCACCGCGTAAGGGTCGTAGGGGTTCTCCGGCTCGGCGCAGAGCTCGACCTTGGCGGCTTGGGGGAGCCCCCTGGCGATCACCGCTGGGGCGCCCTGGGTGAACATTTGTCCGACTAGAAGAAACTTCATCAGTGTGTTCCTTTCGTTTGGGGAGCCCCTTGCGCACCTTGCGCGCGTTGCGCCGCCGCGGCACCTTTCTGCCACTCTGTCGCGACTTTCGCGCAGAGCACCATCGCGACAGTGATCCCTTCTTGCGCCGTCGGGGCGAAGGTGATGATTGCCCCAAACGCCGCAACGATGGAGCTTTCGATCCCTTCCATCATCTCCTCCACCCCGTGCTCGTCAAACGCGCGGAGATGCTGCACAAGGCCCCGCGTGGCGCCGGGAGCGGGGTCGTCTGGGTTGGGTTGTTCTAGATCTTTGATGATATCCTTGAGGATTTGCGGGGATATGTTTGGCATTGTGGGGGTTCCTTTCTCGTCGCCGCTGCGCGGCCTTAGAACACCACATCCGTGGTGTCACCTTGTCCAAGCTTGGGGAGCTTGGGGAGGTTCTTCGCGAGCCGCGCGGCGCGCTCGGCGGCGCGGTCAGCCCGATCGCGGTCGGCTCTTGCCGCGCCGAGCGAGGTGTGACCCAGCGCGATGTGGCGGACTTCGCTTTGGCCTTGCGCCGGTATTGCCCGCCGCGAGTGCTCGTCATCCCGGAGCCGCCGGTGGCCTTCGGCGGCAAGGACGCGACCCTGGAGTTTGCAGAACTGACACGTGTGTCCGATCGGGGCGCCCGGCGCGAAGTGCTCGGTGAAGTGCTCGCGCAGTTTCGCCGGGAGGGTTCCGGAGGCACTCGCGAGCAGCAGCGCGATGTCGCTGAGCTCCCGCTCGATGCGGTTGCGGTGGAGGGGGATGCGGAAGGCGGCCCCGCCGCCGCAGCCATCGGCGTCCCGAAGCGAGGCCACGATGTCCGGGCCGTCGAACTCCAGTTCGACTTTGATCGTAAGTCTCATTTTGACCTCGCGGAGTTCAGGGCGGCGCTTACAGCATCGAAGTCGGACGCCAGCAAGCCAAACACATGCTCGCCATTTCGGCCATGAACGGTGATGCTGAAATTGTGCGGATACCCGTTGCGCACGTCGCGATTGAACGGCTCCAGCGCCTCCCTCAGCGTGGCTATGATCGCGCCTTCGGAAGCGAGGGTCAAACGCAGTTCGTCACAACATGACTCCCAATTCCATCTTTCTTCAAGAAGGTCTGCCAACAGTTTAGGGTCGTCAGAAGACGCGGTAAGCCGGTCAACAATCTTGGCAAAGTTTACCTTGTAAAACTCGCCAAACGGTCCAGTTGCCTTTTCTAATTTGTATTCCAGCGTTTCACATTCTGCCTTGAGCGCGTCCCGATCGGCGGTGAGGGCGGCGATCTGCTCATCCGCCTCCTTGTCCCGATGGACAAGCATCTGCGCCACGTCCTCGCCGTCTTCCTTCGCTTGACGCAGCTTGTCAGCGTCGGCGCGGACGACTTTCCAAAGCTCGTCCTTATTGATCGTGCATTTGCGCAGTTCGCGCTTTGCCTCGTCCCGTTCAGCCTTGAGCGTGTCGATATTTTCCATCATCTCGGCTATGGCAGGGGCCGTGACCGCGCCGGTTTCGCGGATAAGCGCCTTAAGAGCGTCCCGCTCGGCGGTGAGGCGATTGCTACAAGCAACCGATGCGGCCCATTCTTCGCGCTCTTGCATCATTAGACGCTCAAACTTTTCCGCGTCGGCCCGCGCTTCGTCCCGCTCGGCAAGTATTCGCCGCACAGCGCCCGGCGCGTCGTCGCAATCATCGAGGCCGAGAAGTTCGCAAATCTCGGTCATCGGCGCTTCGACCGCATCGCGTTCTTCCGTGCGAGCGTCTCCCTCTTTCACAGCCGCGTCGTGAGCCTTGTAGGCGGCGAGGAGGGCGCGAAGCGTTGCCGGCTCGACTTGCGCCAGCATCCTGCATTTTTCCGCAAGGTCAATCGAGTCCCTCAGCGCCTCAACGTCGATCTTCTCAGTCATGCGGGCAGTCCTTGAGTGTGCGTAGTTCGTCGGCAAGTTCCAACAAGGTCTTGATGGCGTATGCTCCAGTAAGGCCGCCGCGCGCCTTGCGCTCGACCGCCCCCGCCGCCTCCTCCAGCGCCTTCGCCCGCGCCTGTTCTATATGCGAAGCGACAACCGCAAAAGCCGCGTTCATGTTTTCAATGTGAAATCGCTTGACGTCGGCAGATGCTTGCGACCATTTCATCAACGAAGGTTTTCCGTCAGGGCGATACTCAAAAGCAGCTTTCGCCATTTCTTGTATGAGATTTTGCGTTTCAACGTCAGACATGATCGCCCTCCACCATCTTCAACGCCGCCTCGACTTCCTCGATCCGCGCCGTGGCGACAGCGATCAGCGACTCTCGGGCTTTGGTCGGGTCTGCGATGGCGACAGCGAGATCGCCGGTTACGGGCGCGCGAAGGGCCGCGAGCCGGTTGCGGAGCCTCACCGAAGCGGAGAGCGGGGGCGAAACTACACGGTTAGGCGTGATGCCGAGTTCTCGACAAAACCGGATGAGCTTTTGTTCTTGGGTTTCGGTGTCCGGCGGCGAGGCGGGGGAGGATGGGGCGGATAAGACCCATTCGAGCATGGCAAGAGATCCCCGAAACCATCCGTGGCTTTCGCGATCTGCGTCAGCTATGTTCGCTTGAGTAATTTTGTAACGGCCAATCATGGCTCGTATTTCACTCTCAGATCGCATCATCGCCTCCATGTCGTCGGGTTGGGGTTAGCTCGCGCGGCTTTTTGGTTCTTCATCTCGATCAAGCGTGACTTTAAACCCGGAATTAGCTGCAACATGGAAAACGATTACACCTTCTGGCTTCATAAACCCTGGGGATGCGGCAGAGCCGTTCGCGCGCAAATTCTCAACGATGCGTTCAACTATCTCTGTGGTAAAAATACCCCTGTAAAGCGTTGGCACTACATGGCAACACGCGGGCCGCTCGTCTTGCCATCGCGACACGTTAAACAGCGAAAACCGCTTTTCCTTTAGGCCATAGCCACGCTGTATGCCGCATCCCCACCATTCGCCAAAATGCCTCCCAGGGCCAAGAGCGCGAAGCTCGTTTTCACGTTCAGCAACCCACTTTGCAAAACCATGATTGTCTTGCTCGGGCGTTATCCAGCGCGTTCGCGATCCAGCGAGAACCGAACCATCGTCGCCAACAAACACTTGCGCATTTGTCCCGTCAATTTTCTCGGTTACGATGATTTCTCTCCGCATCCGAGGAATTTTAGGGAACTCAACAAAGTCAGTCATTATCGCCTCCAAAATTGCATTATGCGCATCGTATCGACGGGGCGAAGCCTCGGTCCGCCGCCCCGCCGCCACGACTGCGCTGCTAACCGGCGGCCCCGATCTCGGCCGGAAGTGCTTCACGAATCCGCTCCGAGATCCAAGCGCCGGGGTCTTGCGTGATGTTCGACACAACTCCCGACACTGCAATCACTTGCGTGCCCGCCGGAAGCATCTCCGCAGCGACGTCCGCTAACGCAGGGCGGAGCGCCGGAAACGGCCCCGAGGGAAAAGTTCCCTCTAGCGCGCTAAAGAGCACTTGCCGGAGGAATCCGATCCCGCAGAGCGCCCACGCCGCGTGGGCGAGGTCGAGCGGGGATGTGTTAATCCTTACCGCAACCATGCCCGAGCCGCCGTTCCATGCGGTTGAGCCGAACCCAACGTAGAGTGAAATCGGCCTGACTCGGGCCAGAACCCTCACAAGCGCCAGCACCGCCGCTCCCCGCGCTAGGATCGCTTGGTGCGAAAACGCTGCGCTGGCGAAAACGTCCACAAACACCGTGATCGGCGCAACGACGCTCGGCGCGCGCTCTCGCCGCCGCATCGCGTTAGGGTGCCCGGCGATATATGCTGGAACGTTCGGCACAAAGCCGCTTACGTCGCTTCGCCATTCACGCCGGGGGGTTTCGAACCGGAGAGATTCGAACCGCGCGAGGAGGGCTTCACTTTGCGCGGCGAGCCCAAGGTCGCCGTCGCGCGTTTTCAACACGCACTCACGGAGCGAACCTCCAGACCACTTGTGATCCGAGTTGTGATGCTTGTAGTGCGCGCCAGCGGCGAAGTCGGCGAGAGTGTCAAGGTCGTCGAACACTCTCGTTACGTACTTGCGCCCTTCGGGGCGTCCCTCGGGGGGCCGCTTCGCGCCGCTCATTGCACAATCCTCCGCTGATCCGCGCTGAGGCCCGCGAGGTAGGTCATCTCGGCCGCCTCGTCGGGCGTGAACCCGGCGGCGATATACGCCGCGCCGGCAATCGAGGCGCGAGGGGTGATGAGAACCTTGAGGCCCGCTTCGCTGGCGCGGGCGCGGGCGCGCTGAACGCGGCGGGTCCAGTCGTCATTTCCCGAAATGACCCTTTCGAAGCCCTCATCATACCCCCAGTGCACCTTGCCGCCGAAGCGGTCCAGAAACGCCCCGTCGAGCCGGGTGCGCCCGACGTAATCCGCGGTCGCGCCGAGGCCCCATGTGTTCGCCGTGGCGATCACGATGGAGTCCGGGTGCCGTTCGAGTTGTTTGTCCGGGAAGGTGATGAGGCCGTTCGCGAGGGCGCCGTTCAGCGCCAGAAGCGGCGCGTTGGAGTCGCAGGAGTCGATGTCGTCGAACAGGTACACGCTGGGGCGCTCCATTGCTTCGCGGAACGCAGTGGTGTGATACGCGCCGGAGGCGTCTTTGTAGCCGATCACCTCGAACTTGGTTTCGAGGGCGCCGTTGTAGAAGAACGGGACGTCGAGCGCTTTCGCGAGCATCCGCGCGCCGGTTGTTTTCCCGCTCCCCGCTGGCCCCGTCACCCAGATATTCGGCACGCGCCCGTCCACGCCGCGCGAGGTGGCGAGGCGGAGGAGCTTGCCGAAGGCCGGGTGCTGATGGCCTTCGACTTCGGGGAGAGGAACGCCCTGCCGCGTTAGCTCGATCCGTTGCGGGAGCCGCTTTGCGAGGCGATCGTGAACCCGCTCCTCGATCCGGGAGGCCATCACATCCAGCTCGACCTTGGTCCAGCCTTTGATATCCCGCTCGGTCTGGGTGGTCGCTCGGGCGATTTCGTCCCGCACGATCGGCACGAGGTGGGAGGTGAGTTCGCCTCGGAGCTTCGCGACGTCTAGGGAGCCGGTGGGGACGGGTTCCGACGAAGCGAAGCTGCCGCTCTCCCCGCCGTCCCCGCCGTCGCCGAGCTGAACGTTGGTGAAGAAGTCGTCACCGGGATACGCCGCGCGGGGAGCGCGCCGGGCGCTTCGGAGCGTTCGCTTCCCGGTGCCGGCGCAGGTGAAGCACTGACGGCGGTCGCTCGGGTCGCGAGGGTTGACCCATTGGCCGGTTCCGGCGCAACGGTCGCACGATGAAGGGGAGGGGGAGAGCATCGGAGCCATCACCGAGCCTCCCCGGCGCGAAGCGCCGGAAGCGCGCCGGGCGCCTTCGCCGAGTACACCACCTCGCCGCTGCGTAGTTGCCGCACGGTGATGGCGCCGGAGAGGAACAACTCCGTGGCGTGGGCCTCGGTGGTGTAGGCGAGTTGCACGCGGTTGTCGCCGGAGATGTGCACTTCGATGGGGACGAGTCGCTTCGAGGAGCGAGTGTGGAAATGTGTCATCACACTTTCTCCCCGTTGACTTGCGCACCATAGAACTCTTTAACAGGCTCGTTGTTGAGCCAGAGCGCGACGCTTTCGCCGGCTACACGGCCCTCCCCTCGCTTCGACTTTCCGACGTAGGTGTTGAACACCACGTAGGCATCGAAGCCGTTGTGACCTTCGAACACTTTGCCGATGTTGCCTACGATAACTTCGTAGTGTACGGTTGACTTTGAAGTGGTCATTTGTGAGGACTCCTCTGTGACCGTGAAGGCGCGCGTTAGCGCGCGGGCGCGTGCGCCCAAAGCAAGAATCGCACGAATCAGGCGCTTTGTCGCGCGCTTAATTTAGGTGCCCCTAGCTAAAAAAGGCATGGCCCCAGAGCGGGGCTTTGCGTGCCCGCCCCCATCATTTCTTGTAAACCCCAAGCCCCACTCTCTTGTACGCGGCCAAGAGCGCATCGAACCGCGTGGCTCCCACCACGTCGCTTGCGCAGTGCCGGATTGTGCAGCCGAAGCGCTCCTTGCCGTGGTGGTGAAAGGTCTCTTCGAACACCACATAGTACCCGTAGTCCTGCAACGTGCGGAGAATTTCGTCCACGCGCCATTGTTCGAGAGAAGTTGACATGGTGGGGCTCCGTGGGGCGCTGTGCTACACTAGGCCGGATTTTTTGTAGTCTGAGGTGTCGGGTTTGTCAGGAAGGCCGTTGGGTAGCTCGCGGGGAAGTTGCGCCATGCCGCGAAGGGCAATGGCCATTGTGGGGGAGACTGGGGGCGGTTCGGACGAGGCTGGCGCGTCTGTTAGGGGCTCCGCGAAGGGGTCCGCGCCGGTTTCAACGTAGGTGAACTCTTCAGACGTCACGGGGACGAAGGGGTCCTCGCCTCTTTCGTTGAGACCCTTGCGGGTGGCGCGGATGCGGCGCTGGCGCTTCGCTTCAGCGCGGAGGCGCGCCGATTTATCTTCCCATTTGTTTGTGAGAACTTCCACCCGCATGATGTCATCGACTAGGTTGGCTTTGATGCCGGCGTCGATGTTGGCGAGGTTGGTAAGTAGTTTCGTGAGGGGCTCTGATGGCCTGCCGTATTGAGTATGTTGGAACTCGTCGATCACCGCATCGATTTGTCCTTGCACTCCGCGGAGGTGTTTGAGGAGGTTCTTGTAGAGGTAGCAGAGTTCAAGCAGTTGCTCGTGGTTGAGGGTTTGGCGGGGAAAGCCGGCACGGTTGAGGCGGTTGTAGGATTGATCGGGGAAGAAGGGCATGGGAGGGGTTCCGGGCGCAGGGTCGCGCGGGGGTAGGGTAGCATGGGGCGGGACGACGGGGTAAGGTCTGCACCGTACAGGGTAGCGTAAGTGCGTATGGTACTGCTAGGGCGGTTGGTCCCTACGTTTTCCGTGCCGTGTTTTTGGGGGCGAACCCTTGTTCCCCCGTTCGGTCCCTTGTCTCCCTCTAGACGCTCGGAGGTCCCTTTAGATATATTCTTTTTTTTATTTTTTTTTTTTGTTTTTGAGTGATACGTAACACCTCTCTCTAGAGCGTGGAGGGGAAGTTGGGGGAGGGATGGGGGAGGGGGTGTTCGCCCCCATAAACACGGTGCGGAAAATGTAGGGACCAAGGGTACGGCAGTATGTATTGGTGTAATGTTTGGTGTACGCTCCTAGAGCGTCCTTATAGGGCATGTGTAGGGGCGGCGGGAGTGCTGCGCGGGACAGGGTGTCACTAGGCCCGTCTGGACGGGGCGTGGGCGCGCTGCCCCGCTCTCATAGAGGCCCTTTCCCTGCCCCGAGGGGCCGCTGCGCGGCCATCTCATAGAGGCTTTCCCCGCCTCTATAGGGGCGCGCGCGCTGCCGCAGGGCGAACAAGGCGACATGCGCGAACGCCCCGCCTCGCGCCGCCGCAGGCCAGCAAACAACTAAGGTTGGAGAACAACCAACCCTGGTTGGGGTCCAACTAAGATTGGGGAGCAACTAAGGTTGTTTGGGGTCAACTAAGTTTGTCTGGTCGCCAACTAAGTTTGTTTGCCCGGCAAGTTTGTTTGTTTGCCCCGTCGGGGCGGCGAACTTCCCGCGCGTCCTTTTCGCCCCGCGCGCCGTTCAGCGCCGTCATAGCCCTAGCTAATTTTTATATGCCCCGCGCCGCTCCGCGCCGCACTTTTTTGTTGACGGGGGGAACGGCGGGGCGTAGGGTAACGACATGCAAGGCAATGGTGCTTTGCTACCCTAGGGGCGCTGCCCCGCAAGTGAGAGAATCCCCATGCTAGTTTCCCGTGCTAACGGCTGGACCGTTGACACCACCGCCCGCACGATTCGCCAAACCGCCGACGCGCCGGTGCATCCTCTCCCCGATTCCACCGAGGGCGCGCTGGCCTATTTCGGCCTTGGCTACCTCGAATCCCAGGCGGCCGCGCGCACCGTGAATGACCAATTCCGCAAGGCATGGCTGGAAGAGGTGCGCAAGGCTAACCCCGACGTCAAGGCGGCAGACGTGCCCAAGTCTGCCGTCCCGGCCAGCGATTCGGCCGAGTACCGAGAGGCTCTCGCGGCGGCGCATGACGCGCTGTTCGCCAAACTCGTCGCCGGGTATGAAGTCGGTGTCCGTGACGGCATCGCCGACCCCATCGAGGAAGAGGCGGACAAGATCGCCCGTGCGTGGTTGCAAGGTCTCGCCATGCAGTTCAAACACAACAGCAAGTCTTGGTACACCCTGCCCGCCAAGCGCAAAGTCGCGCGGGACGACGACGCCTACGATGGCCCCAAGTACGACACCTTTGGCGAGGCGCTGGCGGCGTTCAAGGTGTCCACCTCCCCCGCCGCCGGGAAACTCGTCGGCAAAACCGCTGACGGCAAGCCGTGGCCTTTCAAGATTCGCACCGGCTTGACTGTCGCGGAGGCGATCGCAGCGGAGGCAAAACGCCGCGTCGATGAGCGCGGAGAGGGCAAGGCGCAAGTCGCGCTTGGCGGCGGCGCGGATGAAGAGGTGGCGTTTTGACAATCTCTGAACGTGAAGCTTTTGCGCGGTGGTTTACCATGAGCATTTTGCCAGCATGGCCAAGGCGGGGCGGGGTCGAGCGCGCCATGTGGCGAAATGGTAAACGCGACCCGCGCAATAACATAGTATGGTGCTAAGGCACTAGCAACTAACTACGAGAGGGGCGGCGCGCAAGCCGCCCCTTTTGCTTTCGCCCCGCCGTCTCGCCCCGTGCGCTCCATCAGGCTTAATTGTCTGATGGGGTTTTGTTTGTTTGATGCGCCGGGGCGTTTGTTTGTTTGGACATCAACCAAACTTGGTTGATCGTTGTTTGTTTGGTGGACAAACAAACACCAAACAAACAAGCTCCAACCAACCTTAGTTGATCGTCAACCAAGTTGCGTCGCCGATGAGCGCCCCTCCGCGCAAGCGGCGGCGCTAGGGCGGGCGAAGGGCGGGGGGACCGGCCGAGAGAGGGACCCCGAGGGAGGACGGATTCAGACCAGCCACACTAGCCAAAAAACACTCTGGTCTTTCGCCACGCTCGGGCGCAAGCGCCCTGCCCCGCCCTGCGGGGCCACCGCAAAATAATCCTCCCCCCGAACGCCCCGACCCGCTTGACATCCCCCGCGCCCGGGCGCATACCGGGTCACGAAGCCCCCGGAGCCCCTGCCATGACGACCCTGACCGCCCCGCCCGCCGCGCCCGCCAACCTCAACCGGCCCGCCGCCGCGCGCCACGCGACTCCCGCCGACCTTCAGGCCCTATATGCCCTCCACGTCGGCGGCGCTTCGCTGCGCGAGCAGGTGCTCGCCCTGACGCGGCCCCGCGCTGCCCGGGCCACAGCGGCGCCTCCGCGTGCCGCTTCCCCTGCACTTCCCTTGCATCGCGCGCGCGCGTATGCCTAACTAACCCCCGCAACGCCCCCCGTTGCCCCTGCCGCCCCGGAGAGGAGCATCCACGATGAACTTCCTCCCACGGGGCGGCCCCTTCGGCGGTGATGCACCCTCCTCCTCCGACCTCGCCGCCGCCGCAACCGAATGGCTCGACGAGGCCACCGACGGCGCGACGCGGTTCCGGGTTCCGCTCCGGATCGAAGTAGTGCGACCCCTCACCGCCGAGGATATCTCCGGCGGGTTCCTGACACCCGCACCGCCGCCGACGCTCCGCGACATCAAAGCGTCGCATCATTCGCTTGCAAAGGCGCTCGCGGAGGGTAGGAGCGCGATCGAGGCGTCCCGGATCACCGGGTACTCTCCGGGGTACATCAGCCGCCTCCAGAGCGACCCCGCGTTCCGAGAGCTCCTGCTGCACTACTCCGAGGTGAACGAGATCGCGTCCACGGACTTCCTCGGCGCGATGAGGGAAGTTGGCCTCGACATGCTGAATGAGCTCCGCGCGAGGGTTGAGAAAGACCCCGAGGCGCTCTCGATCGGCCAGCTTCAGGACGGTATCAAACTCCTCCTGGTGGAGCCGATGAAATCCGAAGCGCTCCGCGGCGGCCTTTCGGCGGGAATTGCGCCGGTGACAATCCAGTTCGTCGCGTCGGGTACGCCCCAGGCGAGCGCGGAGCGGGAAGGGACCCTCATCGAGCACACTCCGGCGCCGGAGGGCCGCTGATGCACCGCGAAGTGCAAGGGCTCCTTTGGGTTCGGGCGCTCTCAGAGCGCCCCGCGTGCATTCCGCAAGGCCGCCCCCGGGGCGCGAAGCGGGACGGGGTGAAGTTCGAAACCACGCTGGCGCGCCAAGCGCCCTTCGCGAGTGCGCAGAAGGGCCTCTGGCTTGAGTTTGGCGACGCCTCCGGCCACGGCTACGCGCAACCGGACTTTGTGTGGAACCTCCACGGCGGCGGCCCGCTTTTCGTCGCCGAGGCGAAGCTCACGTGGAAGCTCGGCGCGTACTCGCAACTGCGGAAGCTGTACTTCCCGCTCCTGCGGAAACTTACCGGGCGCGAAGTGCGGGGGGTCGTCGTCTGCGCAAATCTGACGCGGGAAACGCCGAGGGCCGAAGTGTGTGACACCTTCACCGAGGCGTGGGACCGGGCGCTGCGCGACCCCTCGTGCGTGCCCGTGGTGCGGATCGAAGCGACACAAGCGAAGTCACGGACGAAGACGCGCGCTGTAGTGCCGAAGTGGTACGGGCGCGGCGGTGCTTCGCGGCCGATTTTGGGAGTTTAACCCGGCGGAAAGCGCCAGAAGGAGCGAAGCAATGGCAAAGGGTATGAAAGGCGAACTCGCCAAGGAGCACAATCCCTACGGGCGCGTGCTGCACGACAGGGGGACCTCGTCAAAGCCTTCGAAGTACGAAGGCATCGGCAACGAAAAGCACGAAAACATGCGCGGCGCCCAGGAGGGCGGCTCCCGCGCCGAAGCGGCTGGCACCCGCGGCGAGCTCGGTCCCGGGCACTCGCACCTCAGCCATGCGACGGCGGAGCTCCATACGCAGCACCCGCATCATCACTCCGTCGGCGGCATCCATCACACCTCGGACCACATCCGCCATACGCCGATGCACGGAATGGAACCCGGCGGCCGACATGAGCACTCGGACCGGATGAAGCCCGGTCCGTCACACGCGCATCCGGAGCACCGCTACAGGGACATGAAGTAATGCCCCGGCGTCTCAACGACACAGCGGCGCTTGCGTCGCGGCGCATCTCCGGTGGCGAAAGCTCCAACCCTGATGTGAGCGGGTTCCAGGCCGGGCGAGGTATCCGCCCGGGGATGTACGACCTCACGGTGAACGAACGCGGCGAAGGAACGCTCCGGCAAGTGCCGGGGCCGGACGTCGGGTCGGAGTGCCTGCGGGGCGCTGCGGCGTATCTCTCGGGGCGACCCCGGCGATGACACTCCGGGGACACCTCGTGGCGACTTTGCGGGGAGTGCTCTTGGCGCTCTCTCTCGCCGCTGCGCCCGCCCCTGCGCAGAACGTCACCACGCAGTGCGTGGTAAACGTAGCCGCACAAGGCACCGCTGACGCGATCACCTCCACGGCGTTGCCCTGTGGCACCACGACGAATCTCGTCATCCTGACCGCTACGGCTGCGAACGCGACAAGCACGCCAACTTACGCACCGCAAGGCTCGCCGGCGCTAAATATCACCCGGGCGAACGGGGCGGCCCTGACTGCCGGCGACATTGCCGGGGTCGGATACGTGGCGCTCCTGAGCAGCACGGGGACGTCGTGGGTGCTTCTAAACCCAGCGACCACCGTGACGGGGCCGACGCTCAGCGGGAACAACACCTTCACGGGCGCGAATACGTTCCAGAGCACCGTGACGCTGCCGCCGGCGCAAGTCTTGCAGGCGCCTATTCTCGGTACTCCTACATCGGTGACGCTTACGAACGCCACGGGGCTGCCGCTCTCAACCGGCGTCACGGGGGTGCTTCAGGCCGCGCAGTTTCCAATCCTGACCGGAGACGTCACAAACACCTCGGGGTCGCTGGCGACCGTTGTGGGGGCCATCGGAGGGCACTCAGTCTCGCTCGGCGGAGCGTTGACAACCACCGGAGCGTATTCGCTCGGGCTTACCCTCGGGGCGAATACGTCGCTTACCCTACCGGCCTCGGGCACCGTGACTGCGCTCGGGAACACCACAACGGGCTCGGGGGCGATTGTGCTCGCGACCGCGCCGACAGTTTCGGCTTTGACGATCGGTGCCACGGGGTACGGGTTTGGACAGTCAACAAACGCCCTTACAACCCAAGTCGCTGGGAGCTCGTCAGTCATCATCGGCAACGTGAACAGTTGGGCTTCCGTTTCGGCGCCAGCGGGGACGTTTTTGGGCCTCAACGCGGCGAGTAGTTCGGTCGGGGTCCTCGGCGTCGGCGGTGCCGCGTCGTTTTACTGGAACGCCACGCAGCTCTATCCGGCCACCACAAACACTGAGTCACTCGGAACGTCCTCGGCGTACTACTCGGCGGGGTATGTGACGACGGTTTACGCGAACGCGGTCATGGCGACCGGCTCCGCCCCGACGCTTACCACGGGCTCGTGCAGCGCGTCGGGATGGGTCGGTGGGGCGACGGTCGGAAAATTCACCGCGCCGGTGTGTGCGGGCGGGACGATTGTGCTGTCGGGGCTTCCTGCCGCGCCGAACGGGTACGTTTGCCACGCGCAAGACGAAACGACCCCGGCGGACACGCTCCAACAAACCGGATATACCGCCACTTCTTGCACGCTCAAGGCAACCACAGTCGCAAGCGATGCGGTTGTTGTGACGGCGCTGGGGTTCTGACGCAGGAGGACACCACATGAAACTGCAAATTAACCCCACACCACAGATGGCCCTTGCGGTGGCCGTGACGGTGCTTACGCTTGCGGCGAAAGGCTCCGTGGCGTTGCCACTAGGCGTGCCGCCGGTGGTGGGAGAGTATGTTACGAGTTGGAGCAACTTCTTGTTGCAGCTCTATGCGGTGGTGGCGCCGGTGCTCATTGGGTTTTCGTCATCACAGCCGGGACCGTTCGCGCCGCCGGATTCTCCGACTGACAACACCGGGTATCAGAATTTCGATTCCAACTTCGTCGATATCGCGGACGCGGCGACGCAGAACGCGATCGGCGCGGTGCAGCTTAGCTGCTACAGCGGAGTGGTGGTGGATACGGGTGAAATGACCCTTCAGGCGTACTAGGGCGCGCAGGGCGCTCAGAGGAGAGCAAAATGGACCCCCAGTTGAAATCGGTTCTTACGTCGCTTGGGATGACCGCTGCTACGGCGGCGGCGGCTTGGGGAGTGAGCCACGGGCTCGTGCCCGGTGCGGATCAGGCGAGTGTGGCAAACGCTCTTGCGACGCTTAGCGCGGTGGTGATCACTGCGTTGTTCGGGTGGTGGAAGACCCGGATGGTGACGCCCAAGGCGCTTATCCAGGCCGTGAACGCGGCCGACAACGGTGTGAAGGTTGTGCCGGTTAACTCTACTACTGTTTCCCCGGTTCAGGAGCCGCTGAAATGACCCTCCGTGAAATTGCCTTATTCGGCGCCTTGGGGCTTAGCCTCGCTGCGTGCAATCCCGACCCGACTGTGGCGACGCCGAATCAGGAGGTCATCGCGATCAATGCGTACAACGCCGCTGTTGCGACGGGAACGGAGTATCTGCGGTTGCCGCTCTGCGCGCCGGTGGTGGTGTTGCCGTGTAGGACGCAAGGGCTGAGCCAGAAGGTCTACACGGCGCTTAGGTCAGGGCGTGTAGCGCGGAAGCAACTGCTCGACGCTCTTGCGGCGAACCAAACGGCGCCGCTCACGGCAATCGGCGCCTTGCAGGCGGCTTACTCTGTTATCCAACAAATCCCGCAGCAGTAGGAGCCCGACCTTGGACTACGTTACTCTCATCGCAGGTATTCTGCAAGAAGTGCTCGGGATCGCTGGGTCGGTGACGACCGGGCAGGCGCAGAATATCATCGGGATTTTGGAGCGCGTGATTCCCGTGGCGGTTTCGACTGCGACGGGGCTGTTGCAGCCGATCCAGAACATCATCGTCGCGTTGAGCGGCAGCGGGGCGCTGACGGCCGATCAAGTGAGCGCACTGCGGACGCAATCTGATGCGGTGGACGCTGCGCTCGACGCTGCGGCGGCGCAGGACGGGCTTTCCCAGTGACCGAGACTGACATTAAACTTCGGTTGCTGGAACAGCGCGTTGATGCGCATGAGAAGCTTTATAGCGAGTTTATGCTGCGCACATCTGCGCAGCTTGAAACCCTGTTGCGGCAGTCGGCGGAGTGGTCTGGAATTCGGAAAGTTTTGACGGTGTTGGTGGGGTTGATTGGGGCGCTTGGTGGTGTTGTGGGGTTTGTGGTGCATGAGGTTCTGCTGCGGTACGGCGCGCAGGGCGGTGGCGGAGGTAAGATACCATGAAAGCAGGGCTTTTTAGCGCGGTGATCGGGGCGGTACTCGCGGCGGCGGCGGTGCCGGCTCTTGCGTTGGATTCTTCCTCCGGTACTATCGTCACGCTCGGGCAGTATTTTTCCAACGTCCCAATGACGGGAATCACACGTCCGGCAAACACCACCGCATATGCGGCGAACCAAGTTGTGTGTGGTTCGCCGTGCAACGCGATGGCGCTTACGTTGGTGGCGAATCCGCAAGTGCAGGGAGTTCAGGCAACTTTGGCAAATCGAGTTTTGCTTACAAAGTCCGGTTCAACTACAACAGGTGCGGCGTTTACGTTGTTTCTCTTCTCGCAGCCGCCGACGATGCCGGTGTCAGATCAGGCAACCTACACTTCGTTTTACACCGCGGATGCAAAAGCGTATCTTGGTCAAGCAACGTGCACAACATGGACAGCGACAAACGATGCGAGCGCAAGTGCATGGTCGGAGTGTGCGCTAGGAAACCCGAACTCTGCCGGGGTAACGGTGTTCCAGAGGCAACCGACGGGCACTCAGGTGTTTGGGGTGTTGCAGGCGACCGGAACGTACACTCCGGCGTCGGGCGAGACCTTTACCGCGTATCTGAGCGGAGCTTTTTGAGATGCGGTGGGGAGGCAGAGTTTTGGTGGTGGTGCTGTGCGCGCTCTGCACGGCCGCGCTGGCGCTGACGCCGGGGCAAAGCCTGTTGCTGTTCGGCGGCAAGAACCCGACGTACGTTTTGTCTAAATTGAGCGTGCAGCCGGCGGCGGCTTATTCGCTGCGGAAATTAAGCCAAAGCGCAAAAAAAGCGGTCAACGTCCGGCGCTCCAGCGACAGCACGCAGACCGACATCGGTTTCGTCAACGGCCAGTTGGACACCGCGACGCTGCTTTCTTTTTGCGCCTCGGTCTCGTGCTACGTGACTACGTGGTACGATCAGAGCGGAAACGGCGTGAACGCCACGCAGGCGACGGCGGCCAACCAAGGACAAATTGTTTCCTCGGGCTCGCTGCTTACTCAAAACGGCAAACCGGCTGTGCAGTTCTCCGGGTCTCAATATTATCTGGCGTCTTTGGCGAGCCTGTCCGCATCCACGCCATTTACTCAGAACGCCGTGGGCCAAGGCAGCGGCGTGCTCAACGTGCTGTCTGGCTCTAGCGCCACGAACCAAAATTCCGTGCTCGGCGCAGCTAACAGTAGCAACGGCGCAACAGGGCCTTGGTTTGGCGGTTACGACCAAAACGGCGCTTATGTGGCTACGGCATACGCATCGTCAGCATTAAATATTTTGACCAAAACTTACGCAGGTTCAACGATTACAGGCTATGTCAACGGCAAAAATGCAATCACGGACTCTGTAACATACAACCTAACAACTGCAAATATCGTGTTAGGTGCGCAACTTACAAACGGCACCTATCAATACCTGAGCGGGTATTTAAGCGAAAGCACGATCTTTCTGTCAGTACTCTCGACCACCGACCGCCAGACGCTCGAACACAGTCAGGAAAACTTCTACTCCATCGCGGGGCAATGACCCATGCTGTACGTGATCTTCGCGGCTCTGTCCGATGCTCAGGCTTTCGTCGCGTCGATCAATCAGGCGATGGGCCTGCCGCGCGGCGAGACGCAGACCTGGGCCAATCCGCTCGCGCTCGCGACCCCGGCCGGTGCTTGCGTCGTCCCGGTCGATCCCGCGCAACGATCCAAACCATGCGATTGCGCTCTACGCCGATGATCTGAACCGTCAGCAGCGAGACCATGTACAATGACGAATCGTGAATCCTCTTCGTCCAGGATTCTCAGCGAGCCGGAGCGGATCACGGGCCTCGAATACGAAGTGCGTGACCTGCACGAGGATATGCGCGAGATGAAAAGCGACATGAAACAAGTCAAAGAGATGCTCCAGCAGGGCCGGGGGATGATGCGGCTGGTGAATATCCTCTTTGCGGTGCTGGCGTTTTTGGGGATCAACGAATGGGTGCGTCCGGGAATCACCGCTGCGTTGAAAAAACTCGGCAGTTGAGGGAGCAAGGGTAATGGGAATGTGGAAAAATCGCATCGCGAGCGCCGTCGCCGTGCTGCTTGGGGCGGTTTTTACGCCGGAGGCTTTCGCGGCGGCAGGTCAGCCGGTCGTGGTGTGCATCCCGGTGACGCTTCAGGTGAACGGAGTGTCGCAGGAGTTTTGCGCGCCGGGTTG